AGCTGGTAGCCGAGGAACTGCTGGTCGATGCCGTAGGGGGCGAACCAGCCGCCGAAGACGCAGAGCAGCAACAGGCCCGCGCAGCCGTACAAACCGATCATCGCCGTGGTGTCGCCATAGAACTTACGCCATACGGTGCGCAGCGCGCCGGGCGGACGCTTTTCCAGATAAACGCTATCGTAGGGCATATGAATCCGTTTTAAGTTTGTTAGTCATGCTTTAAGTCTTTTCAAAAATCCCGCTAATACCAACACTTTGCCAGCATAGAGTGCTTTAATTTTGTGTGTTCTGCATTGATTTGAAGGTTATCAATTTAAGTAAAATGTGTACACTGATGTGTATATCGTCTTCCGGAGTGTACACATTGCTTACCGACACAAAATTAAGAAAAGCTCTTGGCAAAAAGAGAGACCAGATCGAGGTCATATCGGACGCTCATGGTCTGAATGTCCGGTTGTCTACTTCCGGCAGTATAACATTCTTTTACCGCTACAGATGGAACGGGAAAGCCGCTCAGCTAACGATTGGCGATTATCCCACCACCTCCTTATCTCAAGCTCGCGAACGTAGGCAGCAGTTCAGGGCCTGGTTGACAGAAGGACTCGATCCGAGACGGCAAACAGTTCTGGAGAAACAGAAAAAAAGTCGAAGCACTCACCGTTAAAGAGGCTTTCGATTACTGGGAAAAGTATTACTGCATCCCTGAAGGTCTTGTGAAAATCAAGGTTAACCGGCGGGACTTCAATAACCATATAGCGCCTGTGCTGGGGAACATGATTGTTGATCAGACCACTAAAGCGCACTGGCTTAACCTTTTTGATGGCATGGGGCGAAGAGTTGTCACTGGTCAGATGCTGGGGCTGATGCAGCGTACGTTCCGTTTCTGCTCCAATCGAGGGGTAATTAATGTGAACCCGATTGAGAGCCTTAGGCGCTCTGACGTAGGTCTCACAGCATCCGTAAAAGATCGCAGGTTGAGTGATGAGGAAATCAAAACAGTTTGGAACATCCTTCCTGAAATGAAGTACCGACAACAGCTGATAATGAAGTTTCTCATCATGACTGGCTGCCGGAGTACAGAGATCAGAACAGCAAGATGGGAGTGGTTTGATTTCCATGAGCAAACGTGGACCATTCCGGCAAGCGATTATAAAACCGGGAAATCGGTCAGAAGGGCACTTCCCGAGGCAGTAGTAAGAATGATGTTAGCAGAGAAGGAAACGTCAGTTTCAAAACATGTTGTGACACTGTCACGTTACAGGGGGCCAGAAGATGACAGACCGCCACTACAACCAAACGTCGCTCTGTTTTCTGCTCAGATTATAGCTAAAACAGGCATGAAGCCCTGGTCTCTCCATGACCTCAGACGAACAGTGGCGACACGCCTTTCTGAATTAGGTGCGCCGCCACATGTTGTGGAAAAACTGCTTGGCCATCATATGGCAGGTGTCATGGCACGTTATAACCTGCATGATTATCTGGATGATCAGCGTCACTGGCTTGCTTTTTGGCAGGATCACCTTGAGAAGCTGGTTGGTCAGCCTCTGGTTTGATCCCCACGTTATCTTCCCAGGCCAGTAGGTCTGAAAGTCTCCACCTTTTAGGGCTGCCATTTATTTTAGGCTGCGGGAATGGCTGAGCAAAGTAAGAGGGCATCCGGGATGGGGTGCTCCAGAAATAGAGTGTGCTGCGCGATATTTTGTATCTGGACAGAACGTCATCGGTTATCAAAATTTCATCTGATTTATGAGATGTATTAGTCATAAAAACCCCTTAGTTACATTGTCCAGGCAGATGGTGTAGCCGGCGCGCGCAGCTCATGGCTGTGGCCACATAGCTACTTTTTCTGTTAACAACTTCTACAGTGATCTTTGAGCCTTGAACCACCACCGTATAAGTTCTTTTCGTTTTCTGTCGCCCGTAGGCTCCATAAAGCTCAACGTGTTTTGCCAGTGCCGCATCGCACGCCTGGCGGCCCAGCGGTGATTGCTTGCTTCGGTTAATCAGTCGCATATTCACCTCACACAAAAACATCAACTGGATCGCCAGCTGCGCGCGCGTTGTCGTTCGCTTCCCGGCGGAGGCCGAGAACATAGCCAACGGGATCCCAACTGGACAGAATTGCATTGAGCTCTTTATGGCTGTGCCAGGTAGTCAGGCGCTTTTTAAGCTCGGTGGCGCAGGCGCGCACGTTAGCCCGGGTGGGGCCGGCCATCTTCATGCACAAGCACAAAGTCAGAAGCAGATCCGAATATTCGTCGGCGGCTGCGCGCAATGCTGCCGGGTCGGTGCTGGCTTCCAGTTCGGGAAGGCGGTGTTTCAGGCTCATTTGGCACCTCCCTTACGACGAAGAGCCATTCTCAATCTGTTTTTCTCCAGTCTGGCTTTGCGTTGTGCGGGCGTTTCACGTTCGCGAGCGCGCGCATTAGATTCACGATTACGGCGGCGCCTGGCGTTGAGTGATTCGTCTTCGCTTCGTAAATGCATCCGAGGTTCTCCGTCCTTTGGCTCGGGCCACTGGCGCGCCTTATTTACCGCAAGCTTATCGATCATCGCCTGGGTAATCTGCTCGTCAGTGATACCGGCACGGCGTTGCGCATCCCACAACAGGAATTGCATATCAGCCCACTCGATCAGATCATGCGGCTTAGCGATGGTTTCCAGCACTTCTCTTCGTAGGTGCTTCAGTGGGCCGATCGGGCCGACATTCCCGAAGGTGGACTGTGACCACTCGGCGTGCTCGCGGCGTACCTGGTTGCGAGCAAATGAGAACTCCCCCATCAGCGCAGCCAATGCGATTTCAGTAATACGCAAATACATGGCTGCGCGGGACGGATTGCTGAATTCACCCTCTTTTAAAAACTTCGACATTTCCGCCACGTCAGCACGGCACACGGCGATTAATTGCTCATTAGTGAAGGTGGCGATATCAGTCATTCCAGGCCTCCAGCTCGTTCTGAATTTCTTCATCAATAGCTTCGTTGCAGGCAAACGCATCAAGAATGAGCTTTGCGTCTTTGCGATAGTGCTCCCGACGTTCGTCGTACCAGGCTGAGAAATCCGACGACCAACCCTTGATACTAAAATCAGCTCGGGCGTTATCTTCAGCCATTCGTTCAACCATGCAGTAAGCGGTGGTGAGTGCAGCTTCGCGGATATACCCGCGCAGATCGCGTTTACGCCAGTAGGGGTTAACTTTTGAATCGCAGAAAGGTTTGAATTCCACTTCCCAGCGACGTATGCATCGTGCATTCAGTGATTTGCTCATATCGTTACCGGGAGGGCGAACCCTCCCGCCTCCCTTAGCCCACGTATTCCGGTTTCATGTCGTCCAGGGTGATGCGGAACTGGTCATACAGTTCATCACCGAGGTGGCGGCGCGATGAGGTCAAGGTGCTTTCTGCCTTCGCGAATAATGCTTCTGCTTCCGGATCCCCCGGGTTAGGGAGTGAGTTTATGGCGGCCTCAACTTTGTTCTTCGCATCAACAAGGTAGTAGCGTTTCACCGCCTTACTCTTCAGTTCGGTATACAAAGCAGTACCCAGCAGAGCTTTCTGTGATTCGATGTCTACACGAATGGCTTTGGCCTGGTCCACTGAGTCAGCTGTATCAATCCGGTCTCGGAGTTCGTCAGCAACAGAGTCAACGTTAGATGCAGGCTCTTGCGTGCTGGTGGAATCGCCAACGGAGTGTGTTATCTCATTCAGCGTGACCTTTTCTGTCTGCGCCGGGTTGATAACCCTTTCTTCGCGTTCGTCAATTTCATCGGCGGTATAGACCCCGAGGATCACATCCGGGCAGTACAGTCGCGCCCAACGTTTAACGGCGAGATAGGCCAGTTGCTGGCGGGGGTCGCTCGCCCACAGTGTAGAGTTGCGGACTTGTGCCTGCGAAAGCATCAGCACAAGCTCGCGAGGTTCTGATTCTCCTTTGAGGGTTGCCCAGGCGCGGACGCCCACACCAGCTTCATCTTGCAAATCCCAGCCAGGCGCGATGTAGTCGTTACCTTTACCGCTGGTTTTTTTAATGAAGCGGCCAACGATATTTTCCCATGCACCAAACCATTCAAAATGGATCCGGTCTTTGGTTGGAGCCATGGTGTTAATTACCGCATTCACCAGTTGTGCCTCATAGCCAAGCACACCTGAGTTACCCACGATGAAGGTTTTCTGTGCCACTGCAAACGGATCCATACCCCAACGCGCTGCTTGCATCACTACAGCCATGCACGCATCTGGTTTCCCGCGATAATGCTCAGGTACGAAGTTTCCACTATTGGCCATTACTTCCGAGAGCGTGCGCAGGCGGTTGAACAATTCACCGTTCGTCAGGATAGAAACGTTGTCGATCTTCTGGGTCTGGTTTTCAGTTGTTGCGACTAAATTGGACATTGTTATTCCCCCTTATGCCTGTACGCGCAGCGCTTCGAGGCGGCGCACATCAAAATCGTTGAGCTCTTCGGTGTAGTCTTCGGTAATCGGCGCCGGCCATTCGCCAGTGTCGAAACCGTTCGCGATGGCACGCATTGCTTTGCGATATTCCAGCATGCCGAGTTCCAGCAGTTCTTCGGATGCCTCGATGATGGCGATCCAGTGGTAGTTCTCGTCTTTGTTGACGAATATCCAGAAGAACTGGTCAAGGGCTGCGGTTTCGCAGTACATAGCCGCGCTCAGGTGGTAATCGCGCTCGATGATTTCCCGGTGCAGCTTCGCGCGAAGGCCTTCCTGCTTAATGTTCCACATACTGATGGTTTTCAGGTCCGCACCAATGCGCAGGCCGCCCATGTCTATTTCAAGGTCAGGGCGCACGCGAACTTCCAGCCCGGTTTCCTCATCAATGCCGAAATAGCTCACCTCGACGGCACGGCTTGGGTGCGTCAACAACTTGCCGGCGGTAGGGTGATTCAACAGTGCTTTCTGAATGGCCAGTGCCGTAGCCAGCTGCTGGCGGGTAACCAGCACTTTTCCTTCCGGGTTCTCGCGCCATGCATCCAGCAGCTCGTCGGCAAACACGGCATCCGGTTTTACCGATTTCACGGCTTGAATCAGATCGGCCTTTGTGCCAGAGACTTTCAGGGGCTGCGCCTTCTGTGCTTCCTGAGCAACCATGTCAGGATTAATAAGCGCCAGCTGTTCCAGTAAGACATCGCGGCCACCGCTGGTTTTCACCTGGGCGGGCAGGGTGGCGTTGTATTCTTTGATGCAGGCCTTCATTGCGGTGGCGGTTTGCTTCTGACCGTCTTCAATGCGCTGGAACTCAGCAGGTAAAGACATATAACCCTGGCCGGTTTCTTCAACTGATGTACCCAAGGGAACCTGGGCGGGCAGGTTCGCGTTGTATTCCTCCAGGAATCTCTTGATGTCCTCTGCGCTGAGCAAAACCGGAAGCCCGTTGTTGTATTCATCGATAAATGCGCGGATCGTCGCCGTCGTGGTGAAGGCGCCTTCCGGAATTTCCGGCTCGATACTGAATTCTTTTTCCAGCTGATCAGGCTGCAGCGCCAGTGCATGCACCAGATTGCCCATATCCAAAACAGGAGAGCGCACCTTCTGGATGGTTTTGGATACGTGGCGCGCCTCGAAATACATCAGCGATACCCGGGCATCTTTAACCATCGTGGAGCTGATGCCGTTAGCGGCGTGGTAGACCTCATTTGGCACGCCTTCATATCGACCAGGCTCGAAATACTCCGGCCATGCTGGTGCTGCTTGTTCAGCCTCTTCCTCTTCATCGCTATGAGCACTCTCTGAAACCTGGCTTTTCAGCACTTCGGCGGTAAGATCCGGGCAGCGTTCAGCCAGTATTTTGCTCATGTTCACGGCAATTGTTTGCGCAGGAGGCTCATCAGCGCCTTCGCCTGCTGATACCGCATTATCATTTTCGTCTTCGACCGGCTGAGCCGTTTCCATCTGCACATTGCTGGTGGTTTCCCCGGAATTAGCTGGATGTAATTTTTCCTCTGCAGCGCGCTGGCGCGCCTGGTCCACTATAGAAAGTGCTGGTGCTGGTGCTGGCTTGCTATCCATCAGACCATCAATCGAAAAAACACCATTGCCCATGTTTGAAACTTCAGGCTGTTTGGGTTTGGTCAGGTCTTCGGTTATCCACTTCGGATCCGTGGGGTCACTGATGCCTTCGACATATTCGCCACGTTCGGCGGCCAGAACCTGATTAGCGTCAGGGCGTTTCTTTTGAGCTTCTTTCACCAGTTCGGTGCCAATTACCTGAAAGTCAGTTGGGAGAGTTTCCAGGTCAGGCACACCTTCATCTCCATCGATAGCCTTTTTCACAGCGTCCAGAGTGACGGCGGCAGATGAAACATGACCAGCTTTCTCAAGCGTCTCAGCAGAAGGGGCGTCATGCTTATGCTCAGTCAGATTTGCGTTGATGTAGCCACGCAACCGATCTGGAAAAGGAGTTATTCCGCTGGATGCTTCCCTGATCAGTGCAAAAATTGCCGCACGCGAATAATCCAGAATGCCAGGGGTTTTGCGCAGGGCAGCCGACCATTCCTTGAACGGGCTTTCTTTCTTCTGGACGATCTCTTTGGCCCGGCGGTGAATTGATGCCGGGAAATTGTAGATATCGAAATCCATTGGCATTGTGGCCAGGGCTATTTCTACATCGAGCGTATCAAGGGTATGGGTGTAGTCGGGATTGCGATCGGTTTTATTACCGCCGCCAGCATTAGTTCCTGCATCAGTTTTCATAACTGAAGAAATACAGTTACCGGCAGCCCATTCCCTGGTGAGAATGCCGCGGTCAATCGCGTTCGTGGCGAACCACAGCTTTGCAAACTGGATACGCTTGCCGAGCTCATGCCGCTTCCCTTCCGGGAAGACTTTTTTATTGGCACTGGTGAATTTCCAGAGCGCCGGCATATCGTATTTTTTGATTTCAGGGATATTCTCGGCGGCCAGAATCAGATCCTGGACGGCTGCGTTATCAGTGTCCATTTCAAGAACTGACAGCTCCTGCCGGTGAGGCATGCTGATATGATAAACGTGGCGTTCTTCGGCCATATACTGCGCCAGCAGCTGAGCGCGAAAGGGGAGTTCTGCCACGTTAAAAAGCGCGCTTGAATCGTCCTGGTATTCATCGCTACCGAAAGTTTCCACGGTCTCGCCTTGTACCACGTCGCCAGTAGTATTGGCATCAACCAGCTCGCCACTAACGGGCTCAGCGGATACTCCGGCATCATCGATGTGATGCTCCGCAGGCGCCTGACCTGGCTTCAAAGTCCAGGTGCGGCCATCGTCGCCGAGCTGGTAGCGTTCGCACCATGAGTAATCGAGAACACCCTCCGCCGGCAGGTCATTGAATACCGGGAAATCGGTGCGAATTGGTTTTTGATAGTCTTTGCCGCGGCCTGTTTCGATCCCGGCGTCTTCCAGATCGACGTCCAGCTGTAGAAGGGCGCGAGCTTCTGATTTATTAGTGCGCCAGATTACGGCATCAGCTTTACCCGATTTTTGAGTCGCTTTTATCAGATAAAAATATTCCATGTGATAGCCTCTATTTTGGATGTAGAATCCCCCGGGCCATTGGTAGCGCCCATTCAGGGTGGTCATTGGTTTTGGTAATTTCCGGTGTAACTTTGGTCGGTGGCACCGGACGTACAGCCCGCTTCGGCGGGTTTACGTTAGCCCTCGTGAGCCATCTGGTCGTAAGAGGCGCAGCGTTCAGAGCAATACTCTTTTTTTTTCCGTGCTAGCTGGTTCCCCTGGAGGTACAACAGGGTGCTTACCACTGGCTTTCCCTCGATTGCTTTACTGCAGTAACCGCATTTCTTCTGCATTCTTCCCCCTACATTTGCACCGTGAACCCGGCCGGATGCTCGTCCAGTAAACCTTTCAGTGGATAACATTCAGCTTTCACGTGTTGCTCTTCTGCAGCTGCCTTGCAGTCATTCTCAGTGTCGTAAACGCCGAGCAGGACATCCTGATTACCGCCCGTCAGCATGCTGACGGTGAGAACCAGGGCAAACATCGTGCTCATGAAGGGCCTCCTTTTTGCGCGAGCATGTAGCACACCCGGCGGATGAAAGCCGACAGCGGATTTAAACGAACAGCCTGCTGACGAGCGGGTTTGCGTGCGAAATCATTCATAGAAACAATCCCCTCAGTGCGCTGAAGAGCGCGATCCAGATGAAGAGCCCAATAACTGCTGAAATGATCAGGGCTCTGATGCCTTGCTTGCTCATTCCAACTCCTCATGTTTGCCTGTCTTTTAACCACTTCAGGCTCGGTGGTATGCTGGTAGTTCTCACACAGCCAGCAAGGAAATAAAAAATGTCAAAACTGACAACTATGAAAGTTGCTTGCCCTGATTGCGGAAGCGAGATGCTCAAGCGTCCCGATGATTTCGACTTTGATACAAATTTTGTTGGCGTCAGTTGTGCCAACTGTGGTCGAGAAATCACTCAGGACGATGTTGTTAAGCAAGGGACGGATGTTGTCAAAAAACAGGTTGACGACATCCTCAGGGATGCCTTCAAGGGAACGGGCTGGAAGCTCAAGTAACCCCAGTAGTTCCTCGACCTGATTGATTACTTCCGTGGCGTCTATTTCGAGTTCAATAGGCGCCACCTTTACCTTACTCATCTCACCCTCATTGCCTTATCGCGGCTAACGGAACGTTTTTGACTTCACCCCGCGTTGCCGGTGTTGTTTGGATGAGATGATAATGTACTAATGGTTCATCAATGTAAAGTACCAAAAAGTACATTTTTAATTTGGCAATAGTTCATTTCAATGTAAGTCAATGAACTTAAAGTATATTTATTTTACGTTTTGTTTTTGGTGATGGTTGTTTGCCAGTAGAGCTGGCACTGGATGTGCTGACGCTGAGGAAAGAGTAGGGCTGGTAGTCAACGGCTTGCCAGCAGTGATGCCGTTAACTATGGGGATCGGGGCGATGTTCAAATGGTGGGCAAATGAAGATAAAAAGTAGATATTTTCTAAATAATCAATTGCTTGTGTTGGTGGTCGGGTGCTGTCCGATATGGATCGGAAGGCACTAAAAACCCGGCGCGGTGGCCGGGTTAATCATGAGTCAGGTTGTATAACTGGAATACTAGTACGCAAATATGGATGAATGATGCCGCAGCTACAGCGATTGCTATAGTTGGTAGCATGTAACCATTCATGCTGGAGATTAGAAATACCCCTGAAAAAAACAGTATTCCAAGCTCAACAAAGCTAAGTGCGTACACGATAACAACAGAGGTCATGTATCCATATTCTCTGATTTTATCTAATCGCCTCGTCCTGCTGCCAATAAGGAATGTCATGGCTGCGATTAGGATCGCAATCATCGTTCCAGCGTATGAAGCCAAAGCTGCGCCTAATCCGTCTCGATGAGCTGAGAAGGATACCCCCGGGAAAAAGTGACGGAACGAAATGTAGCAAGCAATTACAAGTGCATACGGAATAGCGACAATATAGATACCAGGCATTATTTTGTTCCGCATGACGGCTCCTTATGGTTACTCCTTAAGCTTACCAACCTGCCTATCGAAACTCTCCAGTATAGCGGTTTTCATTCTAATGAAGCAATAGGCTATCTCTTCTGCAATTTCTGCATTAGTCACCTTGTCCAGTGATGCCGATAGGTGGCCTTTTTCTGAAAGGTAATGATCTGCGAGTATGTCACCCGCTTCATCTCTTGCTCTCAAGCTTATGTCTGAGAACTGAGGGTTAGGGTTCGATACAATATCTTTTGCTAATTGCTTGATATTTCTTTTGAATTTTGGCTTGATAACAATTTCAATAGAATCAAAAAGCTCTCCCTCTATATCCTTCGCGCCAAGCGTTTTTAGTATATCACCAAAGGCGGATGATTTTGCTTCAACTTTAACGGTTGTTCTGCCGATAAAGTGCATACTCATAACATCATCTTTCGTCGTGCCTCTCATCAATGGTTCGACTTGGAGCCTCGAGCCTTCATCGGCCGGCATCCCCTTGCCGATCAAAAAATCAGTAAGATCAGATGTTGTTGGGCCGTAAATTGTTCTGGCGAAGCCAATTATATCCCCATCAATGAAAATGAAGGATGGAAAACCCAAGGATTCGTCTTCTGCGAGACTGCTTTTTATGTCCTCAACTGATGCGTTGGATTTGTTTATCTTCTGGACTAGGCTCTTGTCGTTTGTCTTCGTAAAGAGGAACGTTTTATCATCAATTTCATGAATATAAAGGTAATTATTCCCTATGTTTAATGAATTCTTTCCATTTATCAGCGACTTAATGAACCCTAACAATCCTAACGACGTTTTGCGCTTACCTTTATCTTTACTACGATAAGCGGCATAAAAACCTGTTTTCATATTTTATTCCATTAATTTGATATGTTTGTTACTCAAACACCTCTTCACCCACACCCTACCCATGCTTCCTGTACGTCTTCGGCATTACCAAAAACACATCGAACTACCGGTCTGGCTTATTCAAAGTCATCCCGCTCATCCCTTCGCTTGAAGAAAATCTTATCTAGCCTGAGCACGATCCCAACCAGCCCGATAATCAGTAAAGTAATGAGTATTGGGATAATCAGATCAGACATGCTTCCTCTGTGTGCTAAGGCTTTACCCATGCTTCCTGTACGTCTGCGGCATGCTTCCGATTACCTTGCCGAACACGAACACCCGATTCATTTCGTCTTTCTCGATCGGGTCCCATGCTGCATAGCTCTTGTTGTCTGAGATAACCAGCAGCTTGTCCTTCATCTTCTGCAGGCGCTTAACGTGAGCTGTGTCGTCGTACAGGAACGCGTATATCCCGTCGCCGTCGAAGCTCTTAACGCTGATGTCGACGAACAGCAGATCACCCGGCTCAATCGTCCCAGACATGCTGTCGCCCCGGACGTTGATGATCCGGATGTTTTCAGCCTTGCGCCCATCGAACATGTGGCGCGCTTCCGCTGGCGCATATTCAACGGAGTGGAGAATTTCCACGAACTCCTGATTGATAACGCCTGGTCCAGCGCTAACCGTTATATCCAATAGGTCAATGCGAAAGACATCCTTAAGGGTTGGGGTTGTCTCTGTATCGATTCCGTCCTCATCGACATCACCGAGCAGATACGACGCTGACGTACCAATGTGAGACGCCAGTGCCTTCAGCGTTCCGCGTCTTGGAATCGACTCTCCATTGAACCATTTGCTTACGGCCTTAGGGGTCAACTTCATCCTCTTGGCGATCTCAGCCTGTCGACCATGTGGTATCAATCCAGCTTTATCGCAGGCCAGCGCTAGCCTCTGAGAGAATTCTTTTCGCGCTCTTTCTTCATGAACCATATGTTCAATCATAATATCACTTGCGTGAACTATCAGTTCCGACTTAATATGTACTTACAGTTCATTATTGAGGGTTAAACATGGCACCGAATAGTCTTGGCGAAATCATCAAAAAGATTCGGGTTCCTGTCGTAGCTGAAGCCTGTGGTTGCTCGCCGCGCGCAATTTACAAATGGATTGCTAACGGAAGCCTGCCGAGGACGGATTACACCGACGAAACCAACTATGCAGAAAAAATCGCTCTCGCTTCTGGCGGCCAGTTTACCGCTGCTCAGATCCGGGAAGTCAGCAAGCCTAAAGCCGCCTAACCGGCGGTATTTCAATCAACACCAGAGGAAGTATCACAGATGGAGAGTTCAACGACACGCAACAAAGTGGAGGCTCGCAGGATAGAAAGCTGGTTACACAGCCAGATAGCTGAACTGGGAACCACAAATATCGCCAAAGTGGCCGGAGTGAATAAGTCGACGGTGAGTCGCTGGCGGGAAAGTCTGCTGCCGAACATGTCGCTACTGCTGGCCATCCTGATTTCTAACAGGCCGGGGGGAGAAAGGTGACTTTGAAGCATGAGTGGGAACAGAAAGGCGAAAGCCGCAGTGCTCGAACACTAACGGCTTTCAGGTGCAAAAACGAAGAGGTAATTGCGAGGTAAGTATGTCAGGAACAAAGACTGAGGTAAACGCCCAAACGACCCATAAATGCTACTTTTGCGGAGCGAGCAATATTGAGGTTGCAGGCGTTCTCATTGCCGGCCCCGGCGTATCCATCTGTCAAAAATGTGTCTTTCAGTGGGTTGATATTGTCTTTCAACACGCAGAAAAGACCGAAAAACCAACGTCATAAGTTCAGGGGTATCTATGCGTGACTATGCAACAGTCGCACCGCAATTCTGGCTGGGGAAAACAGGTCGGGAACTGCGGAAAAAAGGCGCTGAAGCGCAGGTGGTCTCGTTTTATCTCATGACCTCGCCACACGCAAACATGCTCGGTTTGTATTACCTGCCAATTCTCTATATCGCCCATGAAACAGGGCTGGGCTTAGAAGGGGCTTCGAAGGGGCTTAAAAGCACCATCGAAGCGGGGTTTTGTAGCTATGACGAGGACACAGAGATGGTCTGGGTGCATGAAATGGCCGCCTACCAGGTAGGCAAGGCATTAAAGCCAGGTGATAACCGTTGTGCGGGGGTCAGGAGTGAGTATGCATCACTTACAGAAAACCCTTTTCTTTCATTATTTTACGAGCGTTATAAGGATGATTTTCATCTGAATGTCAAACGCGAATCGTGCCCAACGCCAGAAGGGGCTTCGAAGGGGCTTCGAAGCCAAGATCAGGAACAAGATCAGGAACAAGAACAAGATAAAGATCTTTCGGGGCATGGCTCCGCCACCCCCCCAGATGGTGGATCCTCCGATGAAGCTCCATCTGAAAAGCCGAAAAGCAGTTACCCGGAGGAATTTGAACTGGCCTGGAGGGAATACCCAAAGCGCGCAGGAGGCAATAGCAAGGTCGATGCGTTCAAAGCCTGGACTGCCCGAATTAAATCAGGCGCAACAGCGCAGGAGCTTACCGATGGTGTTCGACGATATGCGGATTACGTCACTGCTGCCGGAAAACTCAACACTGAGTACGTGAAACAAGCGTCCACGTTTTTTTCGGTCCCTCAAAGCACTACGAGGAGTTGTGGAGCTTCGAAGTACCAACCGGTAAACGGGATCCGAACTCAATATCCCAGCCAGATAAATTAATTCCGAGTGGGTTCAGGGGGTAGTGATGAAAAATATGATTGGTACTGGTAGTGCGCTGGAGCGGCTGAAAAAACTCATCCCTCCGGGTGTAGAGCCTAAGTTTGGCAGTGTAGAGGAGTGGAGAACCTGGCAGGCCGAGGAAGGGCGCAAACGCTGCGAAGAACTGGAAAAACAAAACCAGCGTACCCGTGCTGAAAAAATATTCGGACGAGCGGGAATTCAAGATCTGCATCGGAGCTGCACGTTCGCAAATTACCAGGTGGCAGGAGATGGTCAGCGCCGGGCGCTCACGATGGCGAAAAGTTACGCACAGAACTTCGGTTCAGGGTTCGCTAGTTTCGTATTCAGCGGAGCGCCGGGAACCGGGAAAAACCATCTGGCGGCCGCAATCGGAAATCACCTGCTGGCTGGTGGTCGCTCTGTGCTGGTGGTGACTATTCCTGACCTGATGCTACGTGTTCGCGAGTGCTACGACGACGGGCAGTCTGAGGCTTCGCTTCTGGACGACCTTTGCCGGGTAGATCTGCTCATCCTGGACGAAGTAGGCATTCAGCGCGGCAGCAGCGGCGAAAAGGTCATTATGAACCAGGTTATCGATCGCCGCCTGTCGTCGATGCGTCCGGTCGGCATCCTGACGAACCTGAACTACGAATCTCTGACGGACACCCTCGGCGCGCGCATTCTCGACCGTCTCCAGATGGACGGCGGCATGTGGGTGAACTTCGACTGGGATAGTTATCGCAAAAACGTCCGCCATCTGCGCGTCGTTAAGTGAGGAAAACATGGCTAGAGCATTTTCTGCTGTTGAGCGCCGGGAGTATGTCCGCGCAGTGATTCGTATCACCAGACATCAGGGGCGACTCACGACCGCCGAGGCAATGAAAAAACTGGGGCTGAGCCGCGCTACTGTCCAGCGGTATTTTGCCGAAGCAGAAGCGACTGGCGAGGTTGTCCGGCATGGTCGTTTTGGGGCTTTTCCGCGATCAGCGGGCCGTCATCGACTTTGACATGAAGCGTTTTGGCCTGGTGCCGAAAGTTACTGTTGGGATGAATTACAGCCTGCTTGGCAGTCCTGTTTTTCAGCGAGTTTTAGATGTTCAGGAGGCTATTCATGGCTAAGAATTCAATCGATGTATACGGTGCCAGCGGCAAAACAAACGTGCTCAATTTCGAGCCTGAAAACCTGCACCTGGTCACCGATAAGACCCACCCACTTTATGATGAGCGGGTACACCTGCCTATTGAGGAAGGGATGGTACTGAACATTGCGGAGCTGGGTGTACTTGAGCCGATCATCGTCTGGAAAGACCCTGAAACGGGGCTCACCTGCGTAGTTGTTGGCCGTCAGCGCGTTAAACATACCCTGGAGGCAAATAAACTCCGTCTGAAAGAAGGCAAAGACCCACTGCTTGTACCTGGAGTAGTTAAGCGCGGATCAGCAAATCAGATGGCTAAATATATGGTCAGCGAAAACGAAATTCGTCGACCTGATACACCGCTTGGCCGGGCTAAAAAAATGTCAGACCAGCTCGACCGCGGGCTCGATGAGGACGACATTGCAGTGTTGTTTGGCTGCAGCGTTCAGACCGTTCGTGCAACGCTTTCCCTTCTCGATGCCACTCAGGCCGTCAGGGAAGCGGTAGAGGCTGGCACAGTTACCGTTACCCAGGCGCGTCAGCTGGCATCGCTTAAACCCGAAGAACAGCGGGAGAAAGTCGCTGAAATCGAGCGGGCAACAGCTGGTACTAATGGCCACGAAAAAGCTCGTCGACAACGCCAGATTCTCGGTGAAGCAAAGCCGCGTCTCAAATCACGCAAAGAAATCACAAAAGCCCTCGAAGGTGCCAGCGGTGAATACGCGGCGGCTCTGCGCTGGGTGCTTGGGGAGGCTGTATGACAATCGTAAAAACCCATACCGGCACCGTGATCACCAAAGACGGTCCGAAGGTAAAAAAACTGCACCAGACAGAGCGGATGTGGGTCGTCGGCAAAAACGAGTTTTACCACAAAGAAACCGGGCGCCGTCACTTTGCAGAAAATACGCGCCGCCGGTTGTTGTTGGAAACGATTGAGGCGATAGGTGGTTCACATGACTGAACACGTCGAAAAATACACAAACAAGGCTATAGAAATCATTGCCGACTATATCCAGCGCACTAACAAGAAAAACGAGCAGTTGCAGGAAGCGAAAGTGCGCTTGGATAAAAAAAATCGCTCTGTTCGCAGACGATGAGAACTGCAACACAAACAGGCTGATGTCCGTATTTTTACCAGCAATGACCAGCCATACCCGAGATGGCTTTTTCGAAGAGATAGCAGCGGCGTTAGAAGGAGCCAACCAATGACCAAATATGAATTACTCGACTCAAAAATAATGAGCAAAATTGATGCGCATCCTATGCCATTTTCCAGCCTGTACGTCATGGATGTAGCAGAAGAATGCAGCCGCATCGCAAAGGATGAGAATAAGCCAGAACCTTTCCGCATTCTCGATCGCCGGCTTCAGGCGTTACGTAAATCGGGAAAAATCCGCAGTACATCCAAAGGCTGGGTGAGGGCTTAACTAATGACCAGCAAATTAACCAGAGAGCGCCTGCAGGAAATCGCTGAGGATGGATTCCTGAAGCATGGCGAAAGCAAAGAACTGGCCCGTATGGCGCTGGCCGAAAAGGCCAGCGAGCCGGTGATATTGTACCGGGAGCGCAATCCCTACAACGGCTTAACCACAGGCTGGCAAGAGCTTACCGAAAACTAGTTCTCATTCCTCAAAGAGAATGCCGGGGAAAATGCAGAGTTCCTCACGCTATATCGCCACGCGCAGCCAGCGCCGGTAGTGCCGGAGGAAAAACCAATTCCAAATACACTGAGTATGTACGCCGTGGATGCAGTAGCAGCCATCGCTGAAGTGAAGGGCTGGAACGCCTGCCGCGCCGCCATGCTCGCAGCCACACCGCAGTCACCCGGCAGTGAACCCGCTACCGTGCCGGGTAAATGGATTCCGGTAAGCGAGCGCCTGCCAGAAGATAGTGGCCGTTACTGGTGCTATGTGGAAGAGCAAAATGACCTGGGGAAATCACACTATCAATGGAACTGTTCATGGAATGGCGATCGGTGGTGGGTTGAATGCGAGGGCGGCGGGATTGTCACCCACTGGATGCCGCTGCCGGCAGCCCCTCAGGAGGTGAATCGTGAATAAGGTCGAACTGCTTGAGAAGATATCGGCGCTCGCTACTGAATGCCACACACTGGCTTGTGAGCTTGATATTGGTGATGAGCGAACCGAAATGTTCGAAATCTACAGCGTGCTACACAACCTCGGTCGCCGCGGGTACGCCTGCCAGGTAGGGCGGAGAATGAATCCATTACTCGCATCCTGCGATGACGATGACGATGACGATGAGGATGAGGAAGATGACGATTGGGATGAGGATGACGACTGATGCCTAAATCCCCCGCAGAACGCAAAGCCGCGCAGCGCGCGCGGCAGTCCGCCGCCGGTGAGCGCAAGGTATGGGGCTTACTAAGTTTAGATATTAAGTATATAATTCAGATATATTTAATTTAAAAATAGAACCTTATGAACAAAAGTGACCTTGAGGTTTTAACTGAACTAAGATTGGACGAAGCAAAGTGCTTGCTTTCAAATGGTAAGTTTCATGGTGCCTATTATCTATGCGGTTATGCTATTGAGTGCGCCCTGAAGGCTTGCATTGCAAAATCATTTCAGTTGCATGAGTTTCCTAACAAAAGGATCGTGAATGATTCATATTCTCACGATCTTGGCCAGTTACTACGCATAGCTAACTTGCATCAAGCTTTAACTTCAGCCTTTCAGGCAGATCCTGTTCTAGAAATTAATTGGTCAGTGGTGAAGGATTGGAGTGAACAGTTCCGCTACGATACATCGATAAGTAAAGTTATGGCGGAGGAGTTGATTGCTGCGGCGGAAGACAACAATTCAGGAGTTTTGAAATGGGTAAAAACGCACTGGTAATCAGCAGGGAGCTTTCTAAAGATATGGAATTTGCCGGTCAATTTTTGTTCAAAAAGTTGTCGGTGGCTAATTTACCTATAGATGCGGCAATGTGGTTCTTGTACCCAGATCAGTCATGGAAGTATATCTTAATCATAAGCGATCTGGCAGAAAGAGGACCGACAGATGTTTACAAAAAAATCAGTACAATTAACCGGAATACCGCGTCACAAAAATACCGACCTATTCCTTTAGAGTACATTGAGGCAAAGGATAAAAACTTCTTTATCTACAATAGGATGAAGGGTTTTTCTAGAATATCCAACAGTAAGGTTCGCGTGTCGAATTCTATGATTAATGGTTTAGAAATAACCGACTGTCTCATTTATGAATTCAAATGAGTAATCTTTCTTGCGGACAGTTGCTATAGCGAGCGTTTTTTTGTGTAAGCAATCTCTCGGTTTCGTATGATCGAGAACACTTTTTCATAAAGCAGGTTGATTAGGTTGTTTGATTTTATGAAATCATCTGCCCATAATACTTGTGTCAGTCTGGACAACTGACAACTTTACCCCCGGCGCCAAGTGGGGACACATGGCGCAAACACTGCAATTTGAGAAGAGTTATCAAAACGTACTGATTCCCGCAGAGCCGGGAACCAGCGAATACCTGCAACTTATCCCCGTAGGGCAACTGCTTTGCGGTGAGTTCCGCAAGCCCAGAAATTACGCATTCCACAAGAAGTTCTTCAAACTTCTGTCTCTCGGGTATCACTACTGGACGCCTTCCGGTGGCCTCATTGAGCCCGCTGAGCGCACCCTCATATCCGGGTTTATCGACTTCCTTTCATCCGACCTCGATCAGCGCGCTGCGCTCCAGAACGCCTCCGAGATGTATCTCTCCTCGGTCGGTATCTCCCGTTCCCGCGACATGGCGCTGCTGAAACACTTCGAATCCTTCCGCGAGTGGGCAACCATTCAGGCTGGCTTTTATGACGAATACCAGATGCCTGACGGTAGCCGTCGTCGTGTCGCAAAGTCGATCTCCTTCGCCAGCATGGACGACAGCCAGTTTAACGGCGTCTACAAATCAGTGCTGAATGTTCTCTGGAACTACATTCTGCGTCGCAAATTCCACTCGCCGGCTGAGGCTGAAAACGCCGCCAGTCAGCTGCTGAGCTTTGCGGGGTGATGCCGATGAAACACTCATGGTTTCACCATCTCGAATGCACAACGCAGCAGGCCGACGAATTGGTAGCGAGATATCGTCAGCGGGGCGTAAAGGTCGAACGAAGCTTAAACCCTGACTTTATGACATGGACCGTCAGCGTGCAGCTGGTGGAGGACAAAAATCCGCCTCGGCCAGACTCTCGCTGGCGCAACAGGATGTGGGGGTAAGTATGGCGAACCTTCGCAAAGCGGCCCGAGGTCGCGAATGTACAGTGCGGATCCCTGGTTACTGCAACGGCAACCCGGAAACCAGCGTGTTGGCGCATTACCGCCTGGCGGGTACGTGCGGCACAGGATGCAAGCCTGACGATACTCAGGCGGCGATCGCCTGCAACGGGTGCCATGACGTAATCGACGGCAGAACTAAAACCACCGATTTCACCTACGACGAATTGCGCCTGATGCACGCGGAGGGGGTAATGCGCACCCTGGAAATCTGGCGGAAAGAGGGACTCATTAAATCATGAAAATCTACGATATCACGCCCATCGGCAAACCCAGGATGACCAGAGCTGATAAATGGAAGCAGCGTCCGGAAGTAATACGTTACCGGGCGTTCTGTGATGAAGCTCGTCTGCGCAAAATTCACCTGCCAGATTCCGGCGCTCACGTCACGTTCGTCATGCCTATGCCGCAAAGCTGGAGTCAGAAAAAGAGAGCGCAATACGCAGGACGTCCACATCAGTCAAAGCCCGACTGCGACAATATGCTGAAAGCCCTAATGGACGCTCTCTATGAGGATGATTCACACGTCTGGGATTGCCGCATCACCAAAATATGGGGCGAGAAAGGGCAGATCATCATTGGGGAATCTCTATGACCCTCGATCACTTCATGCAGTACCAAACTGAGAGCGTTAAGCGCGCCAGTATGCCACCAGTAGCAAAGCACAACCTGAACCAGACCAAACCAAAACAGCCAAAGAGGGCCGCAGCGTGAATCTTGAAAACACAGTGAAATACCACTTCGCAAAATCCACGCTGATTAGCGATTCTCCGCGTGCTACCGCCTCAGATTCACTGACCGGCACCGACATCATGGCAGCAATGGGCATGACCCAGGAACGTGCCGCTATGGGGTATAGCGCTTTCCTGGGCAAGATGGGCATAAGCAACAATGACCGGGATCGGGCTATAGGACTATTGGCTGAGTACGCGCTGACAAAATGCGATAAGGTTGCTGCGTTGCGAAAGCTCTCGCCAAGCGTAAAACCCCGGGTTATACGGATCCTCGCAGAGTACGCCTTTGAGGATTACTCCCGCAGTGCTTCCAGTAAAAAAACATGCGACTGCTGCAACGGGTCTGGATTCATCGACACAGTGGCGTTCACCAACAAAGTAACGTATCCGGACGGCAAACCGCCGAAGTGGGTCAAAGTTACAAAGGGGATCTATCCATCATACTGGGAGGAGGTGAAGTCGGTCCGGGAGCAGGTCCGGGTGCTTTGCCAAAAGTGCAAGGGAAAAGGGACTGTTAGCGCCGCCTGTAACGACTGCCACGGTCGGGGGAAGGTAGTGAACCAGGATGAGACGGAGAAGCAGGGAGTGCCTGTGATGGGTAACTGTAAACGCTGTGGCGGTCGCGGGTATGAGCGAATCCTCTCCACTGCTGTGCATAGGGCCATTTGCCAGATAACGGACGCCATCACTTTGGATACCTGGAAGAAATCGGTTAAACCGTTCTTCGATGTATTGATCACTAAATTCGATATAGAGGAGGCGTGGGCAGAGGCGCAACTCAAACAAATAACGCGGTGAGATATTTACTTTTCCCGAATTCGTGTTAATTTGTTCTAACGATGGGCATTGTATGTTCACCGTTGAAGAAAAAATTTAATGAGCCTCGGCAAATGCCGGGGCTTTTTTCGTATCTGCAATCCGGTCAGGGCTCTTGGGTTGAGATGTGCTGCACGACACATTAACGCCCATGCGCGAGAGCCCTGAACCAGATTGAGGGTCGATCGTATAAAGGTAATTACGGCAGGCTGTTAACCTGCTTATCGTGGTTCGATTCCACGTCGTCCCGACAGATATTCCGCAAGTCGGACATGAAGACCTGCAAATGATTGCGAATCAGCAGGCCACGCCCGGGAAGGGCGTGATGTCAAAAGCTACCCCTCCCGGAAGCTCCGTTAGGAGCATAACCCCGGCCGGAGTAGCGCTCTATAAAACCTTAAGGAATCCTGACCTGCCAAAAATGGTAGGTTTCTCGATTGTTAATTTAAGGTAAAAAGTTTCCGTGAAGTTACCCGGTCAACCTCCAGACTGGGGCGGAAGTTGTCAGCCAGAGATGGAATTAAAAGACCGCAGACCACGGTATGGCAAGCTAACGGTCTTCCGAAGCAATTCGGCTTCACTCACGTTTCTTTGTACTAAACATACTTTTGCCTGCTCGCTGCAGGCTTTTTTCATCAATGACCTGTTTAACCATATGATGTGAATATGGTATTTGACTGCACAATCAGATTGATAATAAATTGTTTATGTGGTGAATCCCCCTGTGCGGTGGGGCGACCAGTCACTTACAGTGATCTGTAAATGCAGCGCGAGTCATGTCGGCTGGGACATGCTCACCGGGAGGCACCCGGCACCATGCAATACTACTAAGACATTAGGTTGTGGGTTGCCGTTTCGGCTTCTCCAGCTATGTTTAAAAGGCAGTAACGGAAAAAGCGAGCGCTCTCCTGGTAAATCGGTAGCTCGGACTATTAGGTGCGTTTTCGTTTGTTACTACCTAGAATGCCTACTTTCTGCCCGTTCCTCTGAGCGGGCTTTTTTTTCGCCATGAATAAGGCTCCTCGGCAAGCTGAGGAACAAATCATTTGAGGCTGCGCTTATGCGCGGCCTTTTCATTTTCCCCTCAATTCTGAGAGGACTCACAGCAATAAGAGGGGGCTTAATGTCCGATCCTTTAACTGGTACCGGCCTGATTTTTGGTGGCGGTTTAATTGGTTCCGTCATATATGGCGTTATCACCCATACCGATTTTGGTGTGGTATTTGGGGCTTTTGGCGGCGCAGTGTTTTACGTGGCTACGACCGCAAACCTGACACGTGGAAGGCAAATAGCTTACTTCATGACGTCGTTTATTGTCGGTGTTCTGGCTGCAGGATTATTAGGCTCAAAATTTACTGCATGGACAGGCTATACGGATCGTCCGCTTGATGCGCTCGGTGCGGTGGTGGCATCTGCTGTAACCATCAAGGTCCTGACTTTCATTAACAGCCAGGACTTGAGCAGCCTGTTCGGATTACTTTCCCGATTAAGGGGAGGAGGTTCGAGTGGTAATAAATGACCCGGCAGCGCTGGTCAATGCGGTGATATGTGCCGTTATTGTCTGCGCTTTGATGTTTTATCAACGTCGCGGTGCCAGGCATCGCCCTGGTATCTCCATTCTTGCTTACTTGCTGGTATTGATTTACGCGAGCATTCCTTTCCAATTTATCTTCGGTCTTTACGTACAGTCCCACTGGCTGGTGGTAATGGCAAACGTAATGATATGCGCCGCCGTGCTGTGGGCACGGGGTAACGTGGCGCGTCTGGTCGATACACTGAGGCACTAATGAATCAAACACAATTCCAGAAGGCGGCTGGTATCAGCGCCGGGTTAGCTGCGCGCTGGTTTCCGCATATTACAGCCGCGATGAAAGAGTTTGGCATAACAGCAGCTATCGATCAGGCGATGTTCATTGCCCAGGTAGGGCATGAAAGCACGGGATTTACCCAGCTTGTTGAGAGCTTCAATTATAGCGTGGCCGGGTTGAATAGTTTTGTCCGCGCCGGGCGGCTGACGCAGGGTCAGGCTAATTCGCTCGGCCGCCGTCAGGGTGAGCCCTCTTTGCCACTGGAGAGGCAAAGAGCGATCGCCAACCTGGTGTACAGCAAACGCATGGGTAATAACCGGGCAACAGACGGCTGGTTTTACCGAGGGCGTGGGCTCATCCAGATCACCGGCCTGAACAATTACCGCGACTGCGGGAATGCTCTGAAGATTGATCTGGTTAAACAGCCTGAATTGCTGGCCCAGGATGAGTATGCGGCGCGCAGTGCTGCTTGGTTTTATGCCTCACGCGGCTGTTTGCGTTATCCCGGTGACCTTGCACGCGTCACGCAGATTATCAACGGCGGACAGAACGGCATAGATGACCGGCGCGCCCGCTTCCTGAAAGCAAAAGCGGTACTGGTGGTGTGATCATGGGAATCGAAGCAATCGCGGGGCTGGTGGTTGTCATCCTGGGTGCTATCGCTGGCGCGTTCGGCATCGGCCACGCTCGCGGGACCAGTAAGGCGGAAGCCAAAGCCGATCAGCAGCGTACCGAAGAGAACGCCGCCGCCACCGTCGCCGCGGCAGAACGTAAGGCGGAAGTTGTGAAAGGGGCCAGTGATGTACAGGAAGATGTTAAGCGTATGGGCGATGACGATGTTGATCGCGAGCTGCGCGAAAGATTTACCCGCCCCGGTAGTCGTTGATACGGCCTGCAGCTGGGTGAGGGTCATCTACCTGACCGACCACGATATTGACGTGATGGATATGCAGACCAAGCGCGACATTCTGGCGCACAACAAATCGGTACAGGCCAACTGTCCGAAATTATGACTAACCAAGGCCTCGCAATAGCGGGGCTTTTTATTACCAGAAGCAGGAGAAGAAGCATGTTAACAGTAAAAGTGATGTCACCAGATGGTGGCGAAGAAATCCATTGTGGCCTGAGTGTTGGTTTCAACCCCAACCAGCAGAGTATTGCCGTATCGGGAATGGACCAGAACGTATTCCTGAAGCAGGGAGAGGTTGCCTATGTGATGAACGCAAACGGCAAGACCATTTCCCGTTACGAACACAGGGTCCAGCAGTAGGCATTACAGAAGCTCCTGAGCTAGGGGCTTCGATAATGCTAAACCGAAAGATCGGGTTAAAGCCTGATAAAAAACCCCGTGGAGGAAATCCCAAAACTACGGGGTGCTGAACAGCCAGCCAATGGCGGATTGTAGCCACATAGTTGGTTTATTATCTACTGGTTGAGAATAAAACTGAGAGCCTAGAAGGCTTGAGAGTGGCTCATCCCTGAGCTCACGGGTAGAACGGCAGACTTTGTCATGGCAGAGCAAAGTCATAAGTTAGTTTAGGTAACATTTCGGATATAACAAGCGTAGCGGGCGTGTATCAATTAGCGGAGTTCAGCAACTGAGGAATCGAGCATTCACTGAGTGCCATAGATAATGCTATAGTTCACCAGGAAAAGCAGATTGCATGCTGTCATGAGATGCAGTTCATATTTTGAACGTCAGGGTTAAGTCAGTAGTGAATATAACTATTAATAGTGGATTATTTGGTTATTTGTTTTTGTTATTAACTATGTGGCCAGTTTTTTATAACACTGTGTCTGGCAATGTCCATAGCATTTTACGGAGTGTTAATGAAGAAGGCTGCGCTTGCGTGGCTGATTGCCGCTTTATTTTTTGGCATTCTTGGGGGGGCTGCATGGGTATTGACTCTCTGATATTGAGGTTATTTCGACGTCTGTAAGGATCCATAGCTGCCGTCATCCATCGAATTCATGTATGCTGATAAGGATTTTTAAAGGAAAAGGAATGGATGATGAATACCCATAAGCTTCTGGATACATACATGTTAGTTGGTACCGGTCTTTCTCGCGTCAAATATGAGATTTTTTTCAGGAGATGAAGGATCATATGCGTTTATTACGATTTATGCATATGAGCCTCATTTCCATATTAAGGGCCATGATTCCTTAAAGTTAGACGAAGCTGTTGATGTCAGATCTCAGATCGAAGGGCATTTTGCAGATAGCTACCAGTAGCCAAACCATTTATCTGAATCTACAGCCCCGTTTGTGCGGGGCTTTTTTATTGCGCCTCGAATGCTAAGTAGTAACCAATGCCACCGTTAATTCCCCCGCATGTCGTAAGCGCGGATGTGCAAGCATAATTACGGACCGCTCAGGCTGCTGCGACAAGCACCGCAATGACGGTTGACAGCAATTCAAGGGCATAAGAGTGACTCCCTCGGATAGTGGGAAAGCATTACAGAAGCTATTCTGCCGAGTGGTTTCTATAATATTTCCCACATCGCACAGAGGTAAGACATGTCAGAGATCACCACATCCGAGCAAATCCGCCTGGATATCATCAAGAAAGTTAACTACGACACCGCAGCGGCCAAGCTGGCCATTGACTGGGTTGGTGATAGCAATCTGAAAGCTGAGCTATTCGCTGACTCTTTCGATCGCGTCTTCACTGAAAGTGAGATTGTCTCGAAGACCCGTAAAGCGATTCAGGAAGCGACCGAAGCGCTGGCGCTTTTTGATACCGCAGCTGAGTAATCATCACAAATGCCACCTACGGGTGGCTTTTTTAATGGTTATCGAATAGGGGGAGTCTATGCCGGTATGCACGATTTCAATAGAAGTAAAAAGCCGCTGGTGGCTGCCGCTCTACCTCAAAACGCTGATGCTATTCTGCCAGATGATTCAGCGAGAGCCTGATTACGAAAAGATTTCCGCATTCATCGCGAAGTATGGCATCGGCCAGAAAGTGAAGGCGGGACCAGTGCGAAAGAATACGGAGTAATCCATGGCAAAACCGGACTGGGGCGAGCTTCAGCAACGGTTCCTGTCCGATCATGCCGCAACCGGCGTATCACCGAAGGATTGGTGTGAAGCGCAGGGACTGAATTACGCTACTGCCCGCCGATACATCAAGAAACCCACTGCGCAAACTGCGCAAAAACCTGCGCAGAAGAAACTGCGCACTGCGCAAAAGGAAAAGTGCGCAGAAGAGCTGGTGGATGATGATGGCCTCACCGATCAGCAACGTTTATTTGTCGCAGAATACCTGAAGGACCACAACGCCACGCAGGCCGCTATCCGTGCCGGGTACAGCAAGAAGACTGCTGAACAAATTGGCTATCAGCTGCTTCAGAAAACTTCAGTTGCGCAGGCCATTGCGCAGCAGCAGAAAGCATCCATTATGCGCACGCTTGGCAGCGCTGATGAAGTGCTTGAGCAGATGTGGCGGCTGGCAACATTCGACGCCAACCAACTTTCTCAGTATCGCCGCGGGAGCTGCCGCTACTGCTGGGGCTTCGGTCACCAGTATCAATGGCGCGATGCGGTGGAGTACGAAGAGAAGCGGCTTGAAGCGCTTGAGCGTAAACGTCGAGAGCCTTTGGATGATGGCGGCTACGGTTACAACCACACCAGCGCACCTAACCCGGAATGTCCTCGCTGCAATGGTGATGGCGTCGGCCAGCCATTCTTCGCCGATACGCGCAAGCTGGCGCCTGATGCTGCGCTTGCCTATTCCGGCGTTAAGCTCGGGAAGAATGGCGTGGAGATAACCGCTATCAGCCGCGAGCGAATGTACGAGGCGGTGATGAAACGTCTCGGCCTGGCTGACAGTGAGTTCACCCAGCGTCTACAGCAGATTGAAATCGAGCGCCGGCAGCTGGAGATCGACAAGCTCCGTAAAGAGCTGGCCGCTGACCCGGAAGATGACGAACCAACGCCAGTTGCGATCAATATCAACGTAGTCGATGCGCGAGTGAGGGAAGAGGATGGCGATAGCTCCGACGCTTAACGTTCCCCAGGCTCGTTTTCTGGCTATGCAGCAGAAGTTCAAAGCCTATGTAGCTGGTTTTGGATCCGGAAAGACATGGGTTGGCTGCGGTGGAATATGCAAAGGGTTTTGGGAGTTCCCCAAAATAAACCAGGGCTACTTTGCCCCGACCTATCCTCAGATCCGCGATATCTTCTACCCCACGGTGGAAGAAGTTGCTCACGACTGGGGACTGAAAGTCAAAATCGTTGAAAGCAACAAAGAGGTCCATTTCTACAGTGGGCGCCAGTACCGCGGCACGACAATTTGTCGGTCGATGGAAAAGCCCGACACGATAGTAGGCTTTAAAATCGGCAATGCGCTGGTGGATGAACTCGACGTTCTGAAAGCGGATAAGGCGCGTCAGGCGTGGCGAAAAATAATCGCGCGTATGCGTTATAAGGTTGATGGTCTGCGTAATGGCATTGACGTGACCACCACACCTGAAGGATTTAAGTTCGTCTATAACCAGTTTGTTAAGGCTGTGAGGGAAAAGCCTGAACTAAGGTCGATGTATGGTCTGGTACAGGCTTCGACATTCGACAACGAAAAGAACCTGCCGGATGACTATATTCCTTCGCTTCTGGCGAGTTACCCGCCGGAATTGATCAAGGCATATCTGAACGGCCAGTTTACTAACCTGACCAGCGGCACCATTTATCATCAGTTCGACAGAGTGCTGAATAATTCCAGTGAGGAAGAGCAGCCAGGTGAAGCGCTGTATATCGGGATGGATTTCAACGTCGGGAAGATGGCCGGGATCGTCCATGTATTGCGGCTCGGCTTACCACACGCGGTAACAGAGATTATCAACGCTTACGATACGCCCGACATGATACGCATCATCAAGGAACGTTTCTGGCTGTATGCCGACGGTGACTACCGCAAGGTCCGCGAGATTTATATTTACCCGGATGCCTCTGGTGATTCCAGGAAGTCAAACAACGCCAGCAAAACAGATATTGAGCAGCTCCGGCAGGCCGGATTTAACGTCATCGTTGATGATGCTAACCCGCCGGTAAAGGACCGCATTAACTCCATGAACGCCATGTTCTGCAATGGTAATGGCGATCGCCGGTACAAGGTGAATGTGGCCCGTTGCCCGGTCTATGCCGACTGCCTGGAACAACAGGTGTGGGATAAAAATGGCGAGCCGGATAAAAAGAGCGATAACGATCACCCCAACGATGCTGCCGGTTACTTCATTGTGAAGCAATTCCCAATCGTTCGACCTGCATTCTCTATTTCACTGGACACGACATTCTGATGGCCAATAACGATATTACTTACGTTCGCCCTGAGGTCAGGGCGGCAATGCCCGTGTGGAAAAAAAATTCGTGACGTGTGCAAAGGGGCTGATGCTGTAAAGGCCGCCGGGAATGAATACCTCCCTTTTCTGGATCCGTCCGATAAGTCTGCACGCAATAAAAAGCGCAATGCTGATTACATTCAGCGCGCCGTTTTCTACGCGATAACGGGCAATACAAAAGTGGGTCTACTGGGGCTGGCATTCAGAAAAGACCCGACCATGACCGCGCCGGATAAACTGAATTATCTTCGTGACAACGCCGATGGTGCTGGTGCCAGCATTTATCAGCAGTCCCAGCAGGTTACAGAAAATATTCTGGAGGCCGCGCGCGAGGGGCTTTATACGGATTATGCAGCTGAGACCGACGAGGCGATCATCCTTCGTTATCAGGCGGAAAGCATCATTAACTGGCGCACCAAACGCATCAATGGGCGTGATCAACTGGTGCTGGTGGTTTTACGCGAATGCATGGAAAAGGAAGATGGTTTTGCGTACGAGGATGAAATCCAGTATCGCGAACTGGCTCTGGAGAACGGAAAGTTTGTCTGCCGGGTATGGCGAAAGTCAGCTGACGCAGGCTCTTTTTCCGTCACTTCCGAGTATCATCCTAAGCCAAAAGGTGAGGATTTCTGGGATGAGATCCCCTTTACCTTCGTTGGTGCGCAGAATAATGATCCCACCATCGACGAGTCGCCTTTAGCCGCCCTCGTTGAAATTAACCTTGGCCATTATCGTAATTCGGCAGATTACGAAGACAGCGTATTTTTCTGCGGTCAGGTTCAGCCGGTGATTTCCGGTCTTGATACCGCCTGGCGTGACTGGCTGCAGGATAAGGGAATTCGTGTCGGTTCTCGTTCTCCATTCCTGCTGCCGAAGGAGGGGAGTTTTACCTATGCTCAGGCGCAACCAAACACCCTGGCTAAAGAGGCGATGGACAGTAAGCGTGATTATTCTGTTCAGCTTGGCGCCCGGCTTATCGAGCAGAACGGCGCGGTTAAAACCGCCACGCAATCCAGCGGCGAGCAAACCGCATCCACATCGGTGCTCGGCATTTGCGTTTCTAATGTCTCGGAGGCCTATACGCTGGCGCTCGGCTGGTGCGCCAGATATCTCGGCATAAAAGGCGAGGAATATCGTTACAGCATCAATCAGGAGTTTATCGCCAAAGTCGCAGAATCCGGCATGGTAACGGCAATCGTCAATGCCTGGCAGTACGGTGCGATTCGCGACACTGATATGGTCAGAGCTCTGCAGAGGCTTGACCTGATAGATCCTGCTGACGACCCTGAAACTGTCATTGACGCTATTCGTAACGGCGCGCCTAACCTGATTGGTGGCAATAATGGCAACGGCGAATGACAAACTGCAGGATGAATCCATAGCCCACGCTATATGGGTTAGTCGCTACAGCACCGGCGTTGCCAACAGGATGATAAAAGTCCTGAATGACAGCGACGCCGAACTTACCGCAAGGTTGCTGGTGGCTATTGATACGCTGGACGCTGAGAGCTTTACCGTTTCTAGGCTGGAAGCGTTACTGGTAAGCGTCAGGGCGATAAACAAGGATGCGATTCAGTCGATGTATGCAGCTCTTACTGCCGAGTTGCAGGAACTGGCGAAGCACGAAGCCACTTTTCAGATGAGCCTCTTCCAGTTTGCTATTCCCGACGATGTTCTTGCTCTTCATCCGCTGGTGGGCATCTCCCCGGATGCGGTTTATGCCGCGGCGATGGGGCGTCCATTCCAGGGACGTTTGCTGAGTGAATGGGCCAGCAACCTCGAAGCTGATCGGATGGCGCGGATATCCAATACGGTGCGGCAGGGATTCCTGCTGGGCGATACGCAGGAGCAAATCGCAAAAAAGGTCCGTGGCCATGCTAATCGTGGTTACCAGGATGGTGCGCTGCAGATGAGCCGGGCCAATGCGGCCAGCATAGCGAAGACGGCAGTAGGGCATCTTGCATCAACAGCAAGACAAAGCTTTGCGTCGGCGAACGACGACATTCTGAAGGGTAAGCAGTGGTTATCCACTTTGGATAACCGGACATCAAAGGATTGTCGGATCCGCGACCGTCTCAAGTACACGCTGGATAATAAACCGATAGGGCACAAGGTGCCTTATTTGCAGGGGCCTGGAAAAATCCACTTTTGCTGTCGGAGCACTGAAACTTACATCCTGAAATCGTCCGAGGAGTTGGGTATCAAAGTCGGCGAAATCAAGGATAGTTCGCGCGCCAGCATGGATGGACAGGTTCCGGCTGATACGACTTACCAGGACTGGTTCTCCCGGCAGTCGTTCACGCGACAAGCTGAGATTGTCGGAGAAACGCGCGCCAGGCTGATTCGTGATGGCGGCATGTCTGCCGATGAATTCTACAACGACAGGGGCGAGTGGCTGACGCTTGACCAATTGCGCAACCGTGACGCGCAGGCGTTTAAGGATGCCAGAGTGTGATAGAGTAAATTCGTGGTGAATGCAGGATGCTGACCTGCGCGCCAAAGCGTCCCGTGAGAAACGGGCAAGCCGGAAACCAGACTCACTTCGGTGAGTCCCTGCCGTTCTGAAGTATCAGAATGCCGTGGCAGCACCGGCCACCACACCTAATTGTATTGTCAGTGGCTAGGGTCGCTCCCGAAAAGCGGAATCGTCACCGCCTACCACCAATAACCCGACAAGCAACGAGACGAGGTTGTTATGGATTCACAAAAACAAAGAGACCTTATTGCAAGCCTGTATGAAGAGCTGGTAATCGCAAGAGGGCTCATTAAAGAGATTTGCACAGTGCGAAGCATTGCAGAGCCAAAGTCTTCTTTGCAGAGAATGGATAAAGCCATTAAAGATGCAAAAGAATACATGCTAGAAAATAGCTAAATGAAGAGGTCGCCTTAGCGCGGCTTTTTTATTATCTGAAATTTACAACAGGCTGCCTAAGGGCGGCCTTTTTTATTGGGCCAGGCCCACAGTTACTATCCCAAGGGGACAACATGCTTATTCGTAACATGCTCATTAAATATTATTCGGCAGCTGGCAGCGAAGGTGGTGAAGGTGGCGGTTCCGGCGGCGGAGCGCCTGAGATTACGCCGCAAATCCAGAAGTTGATCGATGAGCAAGTCAGCGCTCAGGTTTCTGGCCTGAAAAATAAAAATAGTGAGTTACTCGGTAAGCTCAAAGAGTCCACTGAGTCGCTTAAGCGTTTTGAAGGTATCGATCCTGACGCGGTGAAAACTATTCTCCAGCGTTTCTCTGATGATGAAGAGGCGCAACTGATTGCCGCCGGGAAAATTGACGAGGTACTGGATAAACGCACTGAGCGGCTACGTGCTGATGTTGATAAGCAAATCAAAGCCGCTAATGAACGCGCTGAAAAGGCGGAAGCGTTCTCCAGCAAATTCCGTGATCGCGTCCTGGGGGATGCTATTCGCAGCGCAGCGCTTAAGGCTGGCGCGCTGCCAGAAGCATCCGAAGATCTGATTCTTCGTGCTAAAGGCACATTCCAGCTCAACGACGAAGGCGAGGCCGTAGCAGTTGATGCAAATGGCGATGTTCTGTTCGGTAAAGACGGCAAAACTCCGCTCACCCCGGTTGAGTGGGCTGAATCTCTGAAAGAGACGGCCCCGCACCTGTTCCCGCGCGCGAAGGCTCCGGGGCTGGTGGTCATAAACCCGGTGGCGGTGGCGGTAGTCTGAAACGTTCAGAAATGAGCTCAAGCGACAAAGCGGACTACATCCGCAAACATGGCCAGCAGGCCTATCTCAAATTGCCTAAGTAAGGACTAATCAATGCCTACGACCGTAAACAGTGACCTGATTATCTATGACGACCTCGCGCAGACTGCGTTTCTTGAGCGTCGCCAGGATAATCTGGAAGTCTTCAACGCCGCTTCAAACGGCGCAATCATTCTCGACAACGAACTGATCGAGGGTGATTTTCGCAAGCGCACCTTCTATAAAGTTGGTGGCTCTATCGAATCGCGCGACGTTAACTCCACCGACCCGGTAACGGGTAAAAAAATCGGTGCCGGCGAATCTGTCAGCGTCAAGGCGCCGTGGAAATACGGCCCGTATGAAACCACTGAGGAGGCGTTTAAACGTCGGGGTCGCGACGTTAGCGAATTCTCCGAGGTGATCGGCGTCGACGTTGCTGATGCAACGCTTGAAGGGTATATCAAGTATGCCCTTCAGGGACTGGTTGCAGCCATTGGCGCAAATGCTGACATGACGGTATCAGCGGACATTGCCACTGATGGTAAGAAAACGCTGACCCGGGGACTGCGTAAATACGGCGATAAATTTAACCGTGTTGCGCTGTTCGTTATGCATTCCACGACCTATTTCGACATTGTTGATCAGGCTATCGACAACAAAATTTACGAAGAAGCCGGCGTGGTGGTTTATGGCGGACAGCCAGGCACGCTGGGTAAACCGGTGCTGGTGACTGACACCATGCCGGTTGACGCGATTCTTGGTCTGGTGGCTGGTGCGGTATCCGTAACGGAATCACAGGCTCCGGGCTTCCGTTCCTACGATATCAACAACCAGGAAAACCTTGCTATTGGCTATCGCGCAGAGGGCACGGTTAACGTTGAACTGCTGGGTTACAGCTGGGATGAGACGAAGGGCGCTAACCCAGACCTGACCAAAATCGGCACCGGCGCGAACTGGAAGAAACATTTCACCAGTAACAAATCCACTGCAGGTGTACTGATTAAGCTGGAAGCCCCTGCGGGGGAGTAACCCTGTCAGTGGATAAAACTTCCGCAACTGCTGACAGTACCGACGCGGTGACCGTTTCGCTCAAGTACACCAAAAATGGTGCCGGAGTCTCCGGGGCAGCTGTGGCGTGGACGTCTACTGGCGGCACGTTAAGTGCTTCGACGTCACAGACAGGGTCTGCTGGTGGCTCGACCGTGAAACTCACCTCTGATACGGCCGGCTCCTTCACGGTGACAGCTACCGTTGACGGCGTAGTGAAAACAACTGAAGCGATCGCGTTCACTGCTCCAGCGGGTGGTTAACTGACGGGGCGAAAGCCCCGTTTCTTTTGGTGAGGATCCGATGACCGTTTATATAACAATCCAGGACGTTGACGAGTTGCTGGGGGATACCTGGGCTGCCGCCGACAAAAAGGCTAAAGCCGTGCTCCAGGCAAACACCTGGATGACGGCGCTTAACCTTCAGGATATCGACCCGGAGCATATTCCTGAAGAAGTTAAGCAAGCCGGAGCGTTTATCGCTTCCGTAGCCGCTGCAGGCAATCTGTATCAGCAAAAAACAGATTCCGGCGTGGTGACGAGCAAAAGCGTTGAGGCCGACGATGTGAAGGTTTCCCGCACTTTTGCCGAGCTTTCAACCACCAGCACTGAATTACTCGATCCTGATTTGCAGCTGGCGCTGGATATGCTCAAACCGTGGATGATTAACCCTTTCCAGACGTTCTTTGTGAGGGCGTGATATGTCCGATTTGAAGGTGGTCCCATTTCAAAAGCCCAGCCATCACAACCTCGATAACGACCAGGTTATTCGCCTGCTGAAACAGGCTCTGGAGAGAGCCGAAAACGGCGGCTGCCACAGTGTCGCAGTGATACTGCTTGATGATGAGGGTAACGCGATTGATTGCTGGCATAACGGTGGACGCCCCTATGTGATGGTTGGCGCTATGGAGTCGCTTAAAACCGACTTTATCCATGCTCATATTGAGCGGCGGTAAGGGGGTAACATGCAAAATCCATATGTGCATTATGCCGGCGACGGGCTCGGTCCCCGCGATGTGTTTGTGAATGGAAACCCGATCAGACATGTCGTTTACGCAAACCAGGCAAAGGGTGTTGTAGAGTTTGCTCCGCTCCCGCTGCGGGTTAAGCGCAATGGCGAAATTTATACCCGCAAACTCCACGGTACAGTGATCGTTAAACCTCAGCAGCGTATTGGTGGGTGCAATGGGCATTCGTGACGATCTGCAAACCGAAGTCGCCGCGGCATTCGATACCGACCTGCAGGATGCCGTTAAGGATTTCACTGGGTCATATACCGTTCGGGGTGCCAGGGACCCGGTGACGGAAACCGGCACTGAAACGCAGGTGACTTACTCGGGGCGTGGAGTGCTGGCGCGCTATAAGCTGCGCCGTATCGATGGCGTTAACATTCTGCATGGTGATGTGAAGCTAACCGCACTGGTTAACGAGGTGACTGATAAGCCGGCCGTCGGGCATATCATCACCACACCGGATCCGGTTACGGGTGAGCTTCAGCGCTACGAGGTCATCACCGCTTCTGCCGACTCTGCTGGCGCTGCGTACTCCATTCAACTGCGGAGGGCGTGATATGGCTAAGGGCTGGAACATTGACCCGGCGGCATTCGCCGGGCTGGTGGCAGAAGATGTCAAACTACGCCAGCGGACAATCGCCATTCAGCTGCTGAATGAAATCGTTCAGCGGTCGCCGGTAGGAAACCCGGAGCTGTGGGCCATCAACGCGACCGCGGTTCAATACAACAAAGCTGTTGGGGAATGGAACGAATCTCTTTATGCCGATCCTGCCAACCTGACAAAGACAGGCCGTCTCAGAAAGAAAGCCCGTGTTAATGACAGCATGGATATCAGGCGGCCGGCTGAGTATCGCGCAGGAACCTTCAGGGCATCGCATTTTGTCAGCATCGGCGAACCTAATCATTCCGTCCCGACCGAACCGGATCCGCGCGGGACAATGACGTTTCTTAATGGCAAAAATATTATTGACCAGGCGCCAGCTACTCGGTGATTTACATCCAGTCGAACCTGCCTTACTCCGTGCCTCTGGAGAATGGCCACTCAACACAGGCGCCGACAGGCGTCTATGCCGTCTCGTTTAATGGTGTAATTCAGGCCTACAAATGACCCTTACAGAAATCAGAAACGCTGTCATTTCCCGAATGGCGGCACAGACCGCTATTGCCTCTGATGCGGTTGATTATCCCAATGGCCCGGTATTTGACCCCAGTAACCGCGATATCTGGGCCCGACTAACCAACATTGCTGGGCAGGCTGGCGCAACAGAGATCGGGGACGGGCCGGTAGTCCACAGGACGGGCTTACTCATCATTCAGCTGTTTGTTCCGGTCGGTTCCGGGACGTTGCTTATCTCCCGAACGGCCGATCAGCTAACGGAGCTATTCGAGTTTAAGGACGACGGAAAGCTGAGTTATTTCGCTGTTTCTGCTGTGCCGGCGGGTGAGACCGATGGCTGGTTACAGCTCAATCTTCAAATTCCTTATCGCGCTCTGTAGCGCACAAAAAACAGGAGGCTCCTGTGAGCTCAGGTGCAAAAGTAGTAGCCGCGTTTATTCGCGAGACAACGCCAGGAATCACGCCTACAGCAGGGGCGTGGAACCTGCTGCGTCGTTCTTCATTTGGTCTGAAACCAACGCAGAACACCAACGACAATGACGAAATCGCTGGTGACCGCATGGCGCAAGGTGTTTCACGCGGCACAGTGGATGTCGGCGGCGATGTCGGCACGCGGTTTCGCTGGAACCAACATGATGACTTTCTTGCCAGCTGCTTCGGTTCCGAATGGCTAAATAACGTGCTGACGATGGGTAATGGTCGCATTACGTTCTCCGTGGCGACTTTTGCCAGTGATGTGGGGATCGCCCAGATTGCCCGCGGTTGCCAGGTTGGCACCTTCCAGATGGAAATCCCGGCCGATGGTGATATCACTGCAACCATTACGTTTGCAGGGCTGGACTGGGAGACGAAGGGGGACGATACCAGCTATTTCACCACGCCAGTGGATTTAGCGGGGGCGCTGCGTTACTCCTTCAAGGAGGTCACGAACATCCGGCTGAATGGTGTTGATGGCGGGACAGGCTTCTGCGTCGACACCTTTAACATTCAGTTCAACAACAATATGCAGACTCAGCGCTGCATCGGTACCGGTTCGGCGTTCGCCGGCGCCAACATTCCGACAACCTTTACCCCGTCAGGTCAAATCACGCTGTCATGGTCAAAGGCAGCCTGGGAGGTTTACAAAAAAACGTTCACCGGCGAAACGGTGCCGTTTAGCTTCACCCTGGAGAATGCTGAAGGCGCCTATACCTTCGATTTCCCGGAAGTGCAGATCTCTGGCGACTGGCCGGATGCGGGGAGCACTGACATTGTTCAGGTTCAGCTGGATATCACCGCGGCCAATACTCCGCCAACTATCACCCGCGTTCCCAAAGTGCCGGCGACGGCAATCAGTGTTGCGCCAGCCATTTCAACTGGGGCCGTGGGATCTACTGTGACGTTAACCGCCACGCTTACGCCAGCTGATTCAACTGATACCGTCCAGTGGACGTCATCGGATCCGACTATCGCCAGCGTGGTTTCTACCGGGCAGAAAACAGCAACAGTCACCAGAAATGCTGCTGGTACTGCAATCATCACCGGTAAGGCCCGCACCTATACCGCAACGTCTGAAATCACCGTTACCGCGCCTTAATTTACCTGGCCCGTTATGCGGTCATCGCGGATCGGGCTTTTTTGGGAGTCTTTATGCTGATTATTTCTTCTCAAATTGATTTGAACGGAGAACGCTGGTTTTTCCCTTTCAAAAAGCCAGCAGGAAGTAAAAAGAAATTCACGCCGGAAGACGAGGCGCTATTTAAACTCCGTCTGCTGGTGGCCAGTAGCGAGAATCCACAATACCGCTCACGCAATGCGCTGGTGCGGCGCCATATCGACAAAATGGACGCGAGCTACCAGGTCGGTACGGATGCTTTCGATCTCGCCAGTGTGGGCGAGATTGACTCGGTTGATGATCTTCTCATCGACAATTGCGCGCGCTTTCTTCTGAAAGACTGGGAAGGCGTGGGGGAGCTGGTGGATGGTACTGAGACGGCCGTAACGTATACTCCGGAGCGTGGTGTTGCGTTACTGAAACAAAACCCCTCTCTGTACTGGCTTATTCTGGCTGAGGCGGCGTCCATTGCTCAGGGTAAGGAGCAGCAGACTCAGGAAACCGTAAAAAAGCCATAGAGGCCCAAAAATGGCTAAAGGAATTCGCCGGCGAGCAGGGCGAGAAAGCAAAGTGGCGCAGGGAGAAACTAAATCTCCCGCCCATTCCGGAGCCTGAAATCGATGCAGTTACTGGGGAGATCCTCAGCGCTTACGCCATGATATCGCGCGGCAGGAAGTATGCCGGCATGGCCGGGGTGCCGCTCCCTCTATCCCTGAATGATATTGAGCTTTACCTGGCATCGCGCACCATCCTGATCGAGCGCATTGAGTTTGACGCAGCGATACTGGCTCTCGATGATGCCTGGAGGGCTGAGTGGGCCGAAGAGCAAAAAAGGCGGGCGATAGTAAAATAACCTAATCATTGTTTAGCTGCCTCTATATGTTAGGATGTTTCTGATTGTAATCACGGGAAACATAAAATGAAGAAACTAATGATGGTAATAGCTGGGATGTTTGTTATTTCTGGATGCGCTACTAAGCAGTATCCGCAAGCTCCGTCCGTAACTAGCGAAGAGTCTGCTGCGTTAGATTGTGCCGCAATTAAGCAGGAAATCGCAAAAACGCACAGCATTCAGAACGAAATCGAAACTACAGGTCAGTTTGATGGGCGTACCGTATTGGGGGCTTTGGGAGATTTCGGTATCGGTAATGGTATGGCCAAAAGTGAAGCGCGTAAAAAGGCGCAGGCACGTCTTCAGCAGCTTGAATCTCTTAAAACTATTAAGTGTTCAGATAGCAAAGTCTCAGGTTAATTCTGACAGCGATTGTCTCTGTTGCAATAATCGCAACAATTATCGTATATCGACAGTAATTGTTTATTAAAAATCTAACCTCGCCCCGGCGGGGTTTTTTATTGTCCGGAGATCGTTAAATGACAGAACAAACCTCCCGCCTTGCCATTGTTATTGATAGCTCCGGAGCAGAGAAACAGGCCGATAATCTCGCAACTGCACTGGTAAAAATGACACAGGCAGGTGAACGTGCTGCCATCAGCGCAGTGAAGGTGACAAAGGCCACTGATGAAGAAAAAAAAGTCTCTTTCTGAACTCTTAGATCGCATCGACCCGGTAAACGCCGCCCTGAACAAACTGGATAAACAGCAGCAAGATCTTGCGAAATTCAAATCAAAGGGGATGGTAGATGCCGATACATTCGATCTTTATTCAAAGAAAATCGAGGAAACACGAAACAGGCTAACTGGATTTCGTGACGACCTTGGAAAAACCGGCCAATCAGCCGCACAGACTGCCTTTGCCATGCGCATGATCCCAGCGCAGATGACCGACATTATTGTCGGCTTATCTACAGGTCAGTCACCGTTTATGGTGCTTATGCAGCAGGGCGGGCAGTTAAAAGATATGTTTGGTGGTATTGGTCCGGCAATTAAGGGTGTGGGCACCTATGTTATGGGGTTGGTTAACCCTTTCACTCTTGCAGCTGCGGCGGTCGGTTTTCTTGGTCTGGCCTATTACAAAGGCACTCAGGAGCAGGACGAATTTTATAAGTCTCTCGTTCTCACTGGTAATCTGGTAGGCAAAACCTCCGGTCAACTTGCCGATATAGCTGCCAGCGCAGGCATTGCTGCGGATTCAACCACTGGCAAAGCCGCATCAACCCTTAACCAATTGGTATCATCCGGCAAAGTTGCTGGAGATTCTCTGGAACGCGTGACAATCGCTATTGTTAAGATCAGTGATGCGACGGGTATTGCTACAGAAAAGTTGGCGAGCGACTTTAACGATCTAGCTGCTGATCCAGTAGCGGCTATAACCAAACTTAACGACCAATACCACTTTCTGACACTGGCAACCTACAACCAGATTAAAGCGCTACAGGATGAAGGTAATCAGCAGGATGCTGCACGGGTGGCTACTGATGCTTACGCCAATGCCATGCAGCAGCGTGCGAATGATATTCATCAAAACCTTGGTCTTCTTGAAAGTGCATGGGACTCGCTGGGTAAAACGGCCAAAGGCGCCTGGGATGCGATGCTCAATATTGGGCGTGAACAAACACTAACGGATAAACTTGCCACCTTAAACGAAAATATTGCTGAAGCCCAAAAAGGGCAAAAAGATGGTGGGTTCTGGAACAGTTTTAGCGCGAGGTTTACCAACCTCCCGGAGATGATAAAACAGAGAGATTTGCTCGAATCAGTTGCCAATCTTCAGGGGGATGTAACCAAAGGACAGGCGAAGGCTAAGGAAGCCGAACAGCAAAGAATTAAAACGCAGCAAGAAGCAGATCGCGTTAACCAGCAATATTTGAGCAATGCGGATAAGCGCAATAAAGCTATTAAGCAGCAAAGCGAGTTCCTGAAGGCTGGTGCAATTACTGCAGAGCAATACGCAAAAAACGTCTCACGTATTAACGAGATGTATAAGGACCCAAAGGCACCTAAGCAAAAGGCCTATACAGAGGACGCGGCAACCCGGCTGCTTGATCAAATAAACCAGCAGACAACTGCCTTGCAGTCCCAGCTGGATGCCAGTGACAAGCTTAACAGCGCAACCCAGGCGCGGGTAAAGTTCGAACAGCAAATTGCTGACCTCAAGTCTAAAACGCAGCTCACAGCCGACCAGAAGTCGATTCTTTCCCGTTCAGATGAAATCCTCCTGGCGTATAAGCAGCAGGAGGCACTGCAAAATTCCGTAAAAACCCTGGACGATTACCGGAAGATGCAGGAACAGGTAAAGACGAAGGATGAGCGGACCAACGATCTGCTTAAAACCCGTCTTGAACTGCTGGAGAAGGCCAAAGCAACGGGGCAACTTAAACCCGGTGAATATGAAAAAACGCGGGCAGATATTTATCAAAACACCGATATGCAACTGCCCTCGACGGTTCGTAATGTTGTAGGAAACCTGACACCCACAGGAGGGCGACTCTCTGGAACTTTTGAGGGGATGCAGGGGCAAATCAACGAATATGACCAGGCTCAGCAAGAGCTCCAGCGCTGGCTGGCAGCTCAGGAGGAAGCTTATGCGAAGGCCGGCGAAATAACTGCCGAGGGTGAGGCCAGAATGACCTCGATTCGTCAGCGTGCAGCGGATGCAAATCAGGTCATAGAGGCTCAGAAAAACACCATCATATCTGCGGCCACGCAATCCTTGTTTGACAGTACCGCCGACATCATGCGAACTGGGTTTGGTGAGCAATCGGCAATCTACAAGGTTGCTTTTGCTGCGAGCAAGGCATTCGCTATCGCTGACTCTATGGTGAAAATCCAGCAGGCTATAGCAAGTGGGGCAGTAAGCGCGCCTTATCCGGCCAACATCATCGCTATGGCCTCAATCGCTGCGCAGACTGCCAGTATCGTCTCAAATATCCAGGCTGTTTCAGGAGTTGGCTTCGCCTCCGGCGGTTACACTGGCCCCGGTAGTAAGTATCAGCCCGCAGGTATTGTTCACAAAGGAGAGTACGTCTTTGACCAGGCGTCAACGAACCGGATCGGCGTGTCTCAGCTTGAGGCACTTCGAAATGGCCAACCGCTTGATGCAACTCTGGGGCGTACAGGGTTTGGTACTGGTGTTCAGAACGTTAACAGCGATAACAGCAGCAAGACCACCATCCATGCTCCCATTGAGCAACATTTCCATACGCCGCCCGGTGTGACACCTGATCAGATGGCTCTCTCCATGGCTCAAACGCAGAAGCGGGCGACAACGGAAGCCCTGGATCAGGTTGCTGCGCAATTGTTGAGAGGGGACGGGAAAGTTGGTAAGGCAATGCGCAGTAAATATTCAGGCAGAGGGTTAGAGTGATGACTGATATCTACTACCCGCATGACAGTCTTCCGATGCCATTACAGGAAGGATACGGATTCCAGCCTGTAAGCCCGTTAAAACGAACCCAGTTAACTACCGGCCGCGCGCGGCAAAGGCGAGCTTATACGTCCACACCGACGCAGGCCAGCATCACCTGGTTTATGGAAACCGATGCGCAGGGACTGGCGTTTGAGTCCTGGTTCCGTGATGCGTTATCTGACGGGGCTGCATGGTTCATGATGAAGCTGCAGACGCCGGCAGGCATTAAGTTTTACAAATGCCGCTTTACAGATTTTTATCAGGGACCGGTGCTGGTGGCCCCGATTTACTGGAAGTACACAGCGACGCTTGAATTATGGGAACGCCCCCTTGCTCCTGCCCCATGGGGTAATTACCCGGAATGGATCGTCGGCAGCTCACTGCTGGATATTGCGCTGAATAAGGAGTGGCCGAAGCATGACGCAGATTAAACGCCTCTACGCCAGCAGCGGGCCGGAGGTGATCATTGAGACGCTGCAGATCACCATTGGTTCTGACGTCCATTATCTGTGCCAGGGCTACGAGGATATTATGGCAACGACGGAGAACGGCGATACCGTAACGTTTACCGCCTGTACGATAGACATTGCTCTGCCGGCGCGCAATGCGGACGGCACGCAGGACCTCAAATTTGCCTTGTGCAATATCGACGGCGTTGTGTCCACGGCGATCCGCAATGCGCTGGCTAACCGTCTGTCTGCATTGCTGACGTACCGGCGTTACATCTCCACGGATTTAGCGGCCCCTGCGGAAGTGCCGTATACGCTGAAAATCAAGTCTGGTTACTGGACTGCGACCGAAGGGCAGATTACCGCGGGTTATATGAATATCCTCGATACCGCCTGGCCACGTTACCGCTACACGCTACCTGTATTCCCCGGACTGCGTTATATCAGCTAAGGAATCCCAATGTTCAACCCTGATAAATACCGTTCTGTTAAATGGCAGAAGGGCGGTCGCTCTTTTCCAAAACTTGACTGCTTCGGCATTGTGAACGAGATACGCCGCGACCTGAATTTACCCGTCTGGCCCGATTTTGCCGGGGTCACCAAAGACGACGGCGGCCTCGACCGGGAAGCGCGCCGGATGATGCTTACCCTTGAGCGCTGCGAACCCTGCGAAGGGGCTGGGGTGGCCTGCTATTCCGGGTCGACCGTCACCCACGTAGGGATCGTGGTCAGTATCGGTGGCCTGCTGCATGTGGCGGAATGCAACCCAGGCACGAACGTCACCTTTTTGCCCTTGCCGCGGTTTAAGCGTCGATTTGTCAAAGTGGAGTTCTGGCGATGACCATTCGTTTTTACCCGTCCCGGCTTCCCGGTGAACCACTCGAAACGCATGAGCATGGTGTAACCAGTATTCGCAGCTGGCTGGTGGCAAATGTTGAAGGTTACGAGGATCGGGATGTCCCACCGCTGACCGTTGAGGTTGAGGGGCTGTTAATTCCGCCAGGCGAGTGGGCTAAGTGTGTGATTCGCCCTGATAGTGATGTCAGGCTTTATCCGGTTCCCTTCGGGCTGGAGGCCGCCACAATCGCGTGGATCGGCGTCGGTATCTCCGTTGCCGCTGCAGCCTATTCGTACTTTATGATGAGCAACATCGATACGGGCGGCTATACCTCATCCACAGGGCGGAGTCTCGACCTGAACCCGGCAAAGGCGAATACCGCAAAACTCGGTGATGCCATTCGTGAGGTATTTGGCCGGGTGCGTATCTACCCTGATTATGTGGTGCAGCCGGTTACCCGGTTTGATGCCGCCGATCCTACGAAAATGCGCGTCCAGATGTTGCTGTGTCTCGGTGTCGGTGATCTGATTTATACCAATGGCGATATCAGGGTTGGCAGTACGCCAGCTTCAACGCTACCGGGATTCAGCAGCACCCATTACCCGCCAGGCGCGGACGTTTCCGGTGATGAGCGCAGCGAAAACTGGGTCAACTCCACCGAAGTGGGCGGGACGTCATCCGGCACCGGGCTGGATATGGCCCAGACGTCGCCGGACGCAGACGACATTATCGCAGACAGCATGACCGTATCCGGTTCGAGCGTAACGTTTTACCGGGCTGGACACGGATGATGATGACGATAATGACGAGAACGATAACGCGCTACCGCCCAGCTGGGTCGCCGGCGCCGTGGTCGAACTGAAAGCCCCGGCTAACTACCAGATCACTTCGGCGGCTGGATACAGTGTTATCGCCAGCCCGCTGCTGACGGAGATCGCGCCGGTAGTAGGTATGCCGGTCACGCTGGGGTTTAACTCTGTCGATTACGATCTGTTTATCGCGTCATATACCCCCGCTCAGGCTGCAGTGCCCGGCGCCGGGGGGGAGTGCGGCAAAACTCCAGGCCAGTGCGGCCCCGACCACCTACGATTTTTCGACCAGCTCCAGCACGTTCACGATCACCTGGCAGGGGGTTACCTACCCGGTGTCGCTGGTGGCTAACTACGTCTCTATGTCGGGACTGCTGGCGGCCATCACCGAGGGACTCACTGGCTCCGGCCTGGTTGCGCAGGACAACGGCGGAACTGTACTGATAACCGAGTCGGCCAGTCCGTTCGCGGGTGGGGCGATCACGTCCTCTTCACTGCCTGCAGCTGTTTTCGGTGATGCCCCGGTTTACACCTCCGGCACGGCATCAACCGGCGGCAGCCCGGCGGTAACGGCGAATGTGACACTCGCCTATAACTCTGCCACGGGCACCGCATTCTCCGGGATGCCGGAGGGGGTGCAACGGCTTTCACTTGCTCACCGCGGGAATGAGTACCGGATTGTGTCAGCTGACGGCACGACGGCGTCGGTGGCGCGCCTGGTTTCCGGTGCCGTTGATGAGTCATGGCCGGGATTCACCGCCCGGACGATGATCGACTATGAGGCTTCTGGTCTTAACGACACGCTGAGCTGGCTGGGGCCATTCCTCGTATGCCCTGAGAATGAAGTGGTGGATGCATTCGAGGTGAATTTCTCCTTCCCGAACGGCATCTGTGGCTTTGACAGTAAGGGCAAAAAACGGATCCGCCACGTTGAGTGGGAGATTCAGTATCGCGTCTACGGTTCCGGTTCGGGGTGGGTGAGTCACCAGGGCGAGTATGCGCTTAAAAACGTCAACGGGCTGGGATTCACTGAGCGGATCACCCTCAGCTCACCAGGGCTGGTAGAGGTTCGCTGCCGTCGGCGCAATGAGCAGGGCTCAAACAACGCGCGAGACAGTATGTACTGGCAGGCATTGCGCGGGCGACTGCTGACACGACCTTCATCCTATCCCGGCGTGTCGCTGATGGCGGTGACCGTTGAGACGGGTGGGAAGCTGGCGGCACAGTCGGACCGCCGCGTAAACGTTGTGGCCACGCGGGCCTACGACTCAGGAACGGCCAGAACCATTTCGGGAGCGCTGCTGCATGTCGCGAACTCTCTTGGGCTGGAAATGGATGTCGACACCATCAACGCGCTGGAATCCGCGTACTGGACGCCACGGGGCGAAAATTTCGATTTCGCCACGGGCGACAGTATCTCAGCGCTGGAAATGCTGCAGAAGATAGCCAATGCCGGGAAGTCCCGCTTCCTGTTGAGCGATGGCCTGGCGACGGTAAACAGGGAAGGGATTAAGCCCTGGACTGGCGTGATCACTCCGCATGAGATGGTGGAGGAGCTGCAGAGCGGATTTACCGTACCGTCCGACGATGATTTTGATGGCGTCGACGTGACGTACATCAACGGCGTCACCTGGGCAGAGGAGACCGTTAAATGCCGGACGTCGGACAATCCAACGCCAGTGAAAATCGAAAACTACAAACTCGATGGGGTACTGAATCAGGATCACGCCTACCAGATCGGCATGCGTCGCCTGATGAAATACCTGCAGCAGCGGGTGACGTTCCAGACCACTACCGAGCTGGACGCGCTGTGCTACAACCTGGGCGATCGCATTGTGCTCACGGATGATATTCCGGGTAACAACACGATTTCCTGTCTGGTGGAGGCGATGACAACGGCTGGTGGCGTGACAACGTTCATCGTTACGGAGCCGCTGGACTGGTCTTTCGAAAATCCCCGCGCGCTGATCCGCTATCAGGATGGTTCTGCATCCGGGCTGATGGTGGCGAGCAGGGTAGGCGATTTTCAGCTGTCAGTCCCGCACCTGAGCGAGTTTGATGACCCGATGAAGGTTGACCTGTCGTCGGCAACCATCGAGCCGATCCGCCTGGTGTTCTGCGGCTCAACGCGCCACGTCTACGACGCCATTGTAGAGGAGATCGCTCCGCAGTCAGACGGAACCTGTCAGGTCACCGCTAAAGAATACCTCGAATCGTTCTACCAGTACGACGACGCTACATACCCCCGGCGACGCTGCTTAATACCAAAAAAATCCCTTTCAACTTTTCTTTCGCTCAAACCCTCGTTTGGGCGAACACCGTTTTGGAGCAAAAATCATGGCCGAACTTAACCCGCCTTTGGGAACGACGACGCCTGCAATATTCCTGGATAACGTCAAGCGCGCTGACGAGCTGGTTAACGGTCCGGCCGGAACGGTTAACGACCGCGCAGGCGAACCGCTCGATACCTGGCGCCAGATGATGGCTAAGAATGACGAAGTTCGGCAAAACATCATCCCGCTCAGTAAGCAGTATCAAACGCTGGAGGCTGCACAGGCGGATATCGCGAATATTCCGGTGGGCTCGACCACGTACTACCGTAGCCCGGACGACAGCGCGCTCGCAATCGAGGTGATGAACGCTGGCGGGACGCTGCAGCCTACCGGGCGCCGTATGCCTTCATATGACCTGGTGGCGGCCATCAGCCAGGCAGTAACGGCGGAGGTCATGGCCCGAACAGGTCTGATATTCAGCAGCGATGACCAGACCATGCTCTCTTTGTGCGATGAATGGGGATATGAAGCCGGGCGGATCACTGAGAACAGTTTCGAAACGAGAAAACTCAGACTGATCCAGTCAGAGACAGGTCCGCTACTGACGCTGGTTGATGATTTCGGTTATGCGGTGAATCTGTTTTCCGAAAGAGGCGCGCTGGTTGCCGGAAATAATGAGTTGTCAGATTCAGAGTCGCTTATTTCCTTCCCTGATGAATTCGGGAACGAGCTGATTCTGGTTGATAAGCAGGGGCGGCTGTATGCCGGGGATAACATCATATTTGACGCGCCGGACTGGGCACGCTGTACCGTTGACCCCTTCGGGTATGTTATCGAAGGCGTGAAATTAAATGGTGATGTGGTCAGCAAGAATGGAGGCGGCGGTAGCGTCGAACCTGTGCCCTCTGTACTGGAGAGCAGCGCAGCAGCGCACTGGCTGTTTGGCTATGAGTCCACGTCGTATACAAGCCGTGTGGGGTATAAAACGCTGACACCGCAGGCCGCGCCGGAATTCAATAACAATTACATTTCGATCTCCGCCTGGGGCGGCGCGCTGATGACCGATATCCCCGATGCCGGGGAATACACTGTCTGCGCGGTGGTCAGGGTACCTGAACAGGCCCCGTTAACCGACTGCGTGGTGATTTACGGCACACAGAACGGGTATTCACTTCGGGATGACGACGACACCTACACCGGCAATCAGCTGTCGATGTTTTCCGACAGGGATGATCGGCGATGGCTGCGTGTGAAAAATTCCGGTTACCGGGGAACGTCCCGGCATTATCCGACACTACAGCCGCCTGTCGGCCAGTGGCTGTTCATTTCACATGTGGTGAAACTTGAGGGCAGCGGACTGCGTTACCAGGCAATCAGCGTGGGTGGCGAAGAATATCAGATGCTGCGCGAGGCCGATGCAGATCGCCTGATTCTTTCCGGCCGCAACATCGCCATTGGCAACGGGTGGTGTGATAACGCCATGTTCAAAACCAAAAATCTCGACATCGCTGAATTCATCTACTTCGACCATTCGCTTTCTGCGCAACAGGTCCAGGCCGTTTATCACAATTCCCGCCAGCGTATGGCTGAGCGCGCACTTAACTTACAGTAAAGGAGTCTCCCTATGGGCACAGCAATTATGGCCGCTGGCACTGATGCATCAGCGTACGCAAATAATTATCTTCCGCCGGTCACTGGCCCGCTAGCCTGGGCCAATCTGGAAAGCGATCTGCTGCCGGCAGGTCGGCGCCTTAAAAACTTCGGTAGCCTCGGAGGTACCTTTGCGCTGTCCGGTATTGCTCAGCTGGTAGCAAAAGGTGTTGCAGCGGCAGCGGGTACGGAAAGCCGTCTGACTCTGGGTACCTTTACGCCGGATGCTTACACCTTCATCGTGCTGGTCGACGTGGGCCCGGATGCAGGGATACTGCGTCACCGCAATATTCGTATCAGCACGAATGCCAGCAAAAAGCTTCAGCGCGTCATGGATGCCGGTACAAGCGTTTCGGATATCACTGCGCCTGCAACGGGCGCGTTCGCCGTATTCCTGTGTGGTGACAGCACCGGGCATGCGTTTGGTATTGTGACGGCTTCAGGTATTCAGAAATCCACCTCCACGGCGGTGAACAGCGGGACGACTGCCACCTGGATGGGAGGGACCAATCAGGCAGGCCTGGCAGCAGCATGGGCAGGCTATGGTTCGGCTTTCTATGACCGAAAGCTCAGTGACAGTGAAATGGAACGGGTGGCAGAACGCCTTATTAAACGGGCGCGTTATCTGGGAGTAACGGTGAATGGCTGATTTGTCGATTTCGGTTATTTCAGACCAGGCATCTGAGAGCAATCAGGCGGGGTGGTGGCATCCCCTTGACAGCTTTCAGGGAGTGGAATGTTACGGGCTGTGTAAAGAGTACGGTACCGCCGGTTATCATCAGGTCGAAATCGTTCGCCGTGATGCCGATGGTACCTCACGCGGGGAATGTGTAAGAACGTCGACGGGACGGTCGCGGAATTTAACAATGACGTGGGCCATAATCAGCCATCTGTGGTTGTGGACGGTGCGGGATATATCCACGTGTTTACGTCGATGCACGTTAACCTGCTGCGGTACTTTCGCAGCGCGCGCCCTGGCGACGTGTCGCAAATGGTGGATGCGACCCTGGACTTTCCGGATGTGGACTGGGTCTGGACGTACCCGATCACCGGCAGAGGTCCAGATGGTGATGTATATTGTCTGATGCGGGTCGCCAGCCGGAGCACCACCGGGGAAAATAAACGCGGGGGTATCCTTTACCGCTTTGACGTCGGCACGCTGCGATGGACCCGTTATGCGCATGTGGCTGAAACAGCCAACCGCGCTATTTACCCGGATGATATAGCCATTAACGAGGACGGCGTCCATCTTCTGTTTCAGTGGTCGGCCTACCCGTCTTCTGCCGTCCGCCATGTCGGGGAATATGGCGTCATTGGTACCGATGGACTGATGAGAACGATAAATAACACGCCCCTGCCAATGCCGGTAACGCAGGGACAGCTGGCGTATAAGCCATTGCAGCCGGGTGAAAACCCGGCGATAAGTGACGGGCTGAAAATGGGGATTCAGTCTGCGAAATTTGCGTTTGATGGCGAGGGGTTGTCGCATATCACTTACCGTTTCAGAACCGTGGATGATCCTTCCGGGACCTGGTTCAGTAAGTTCGGGGTATACGTTGCGACATGGGCTGGGTCTGCGTGGAGCGAACAGCAGATCGCGTATGTCCCGCCGGAGAGGGGAAACACTTCCGCAGCACTGGCGGCAACCGTTCAGGGGGGCAAGCAGAGGGTGTATTTTTCGGTGGAATACACGTCTTCCGGGAATACTGTCGCTGTCATTGTCCTGGCGGAAAATGCAGGTTCTGGATGGGTCTACTCGGTACTCGGCAACAGCGCTCCCACACTTCTGCGCCTGGGTGCTGCACCAGGAAACGGCGGTGACGTGCTTTACGTCTCGGCACCGTTTGAGGCTAAGGTGTATCGCTATTTTGTGCCGGAAGATTATTCCCCGGCTCAGCAATTCACGAGTTTTGATGTACTGCTGTCGACTCTGGTGTAATTAAAATCATCCCCCGGCAGTCTCCGGGGGTATGGTTAACTAAACCTTCCCGACACAGCCGCCATCTCCTCCGCAATGACCTGCAGCGCTGTTTTGCTGACCAGAGTCAGATCGTCAATTCGCGCACGGTAAAAGCGACCTGCAAAGGGTGTGGTATCCGCCAGGTTTGAACCAATGCCATTCAGGTTGATAGTCGCCGTCGGATAGGCAATTTTCCCCGTCCAGACGCCCTCATAAGCAAGGACCCCATCCAGATAAACCAGCCCCTTTTGCTGCGTGCCATCAGCCGACTCCTGATAGCGGACGCTCAGGCAGTGCAGATTGCCGTCGGCCAGACTGCCGATGTAATCCTTAATGCTGTAGTTAATGCCACGCACGCACACCGTCAGCGCCGTGATCACCCCAGCCGTGATGGTAGGATAGACCTGAATCAGCCGGTTAGCGGTAGTGGCGTAACTGGTTGCCCCAATCCCCACCCAGACATTACTGAAACCATCAGCGCCAGCATTCGCCGGATCGATTTTCAGCCAGAACGTATGCATGTAGTCTTTCATGGCCGCTGTCGGAATAAACCCCGCAGGCAGGCGCAGGTACTGGCGCGACGTTTTATCGAAAACCAGCCCACCGGAAGTGCTGTCAAAGTTCAGAGCTACCGAACCCACGCTGGCCGGGTCATCCAGAAAGCACAGATTTTTGAGCTGGGCACCGGGAGCCAGGTTCTTCGCCCCTCCTGCCCAGTTATGTTTCACATCGATCATTCCCAGCGTACCGGCATTGATGGACGGGAAATAATATAATTTTGACCCGGTGTCGTTCACCCAGTCGGTGCTCTGTTCGACCTTACCCATTATTTAACCCATCCTTTATGTTTGAGAAACTGGCAAACGAAATTTGCGTTGACTTCTGCCCCGACGTACAGCGCGCCACTCATCAGCGTCTGTGACGGATGCAGCGTGTCGTATTTCAGGGAAGCAGGTGTGGTGTCGTCGGCGATATTCTGCACATCGGTTGCATTCGCCGGGTTGTAGTGGTTTTTGAAGTTCTGCAGCAGATCAACGCCATCAATTTCACAGTAGTACTCCGGAAAGGCCGCTTTTAGCCCTGCGTTTATGGCATGGATACGCTGATAGCCAGCAGAACCGCGAGTTTCATCACCGCGGGTAAACTGAGGGCAGATACACGGCAGCGCACCAAGCGGCTTCAGGTAACTGACGATACTTTTGACGTTATTCACCACTTCGCTGACGCTGGTTGTGTTGTTACGCCCGCAGGTCAGGATCAGAATGGCCTCATCGTGCTCAGGATACAGTACGCCAGCAGGGCGATTCTTCTTCCACGTCATGAGCGCCCTGGCGGAAATGGAGCGAGATCTGATAGTGGAGAGGACACGCGCTGGACTGGCGGTAGCAAGAGAGCAGGGGCGTATCGGCGGATGTAGCCGGGTAATGACCCCTGATGTTGTCGATTGGGCAAGCCGAATGCTGGAGAGCAGTGTTAACCGATAATAGGTCTCCAAGGTGATCGACGGATGTGTGAGGACTATTTATAAATATTTCCCGGTCACCAGTAAAAATCATTGTGTTGTGTCGGTGTAGTTGATCGATAGACGATAACTGTATTGATCTGTATTCGAGATGAAACTACTGTGTGTGCAACCAGTATTGACTAGGGGGCTACCATGCTCCTTTATTCAAATTGATGAGATTATTACGAAAAGAAATACCATCCTGAGCCAAAACATCGTGCACGTGCAAGGGAGTGATTTTTAATTTGGTGTTGAAGTAGCATATGACATAAATTTTTATCTTATAATCGTTTATTTTGGTGAGTTATGCGTAAGTTTTGCTTACGCATAATTATTATCAGCGTATTTATTTTCTGATTATCTAACTAGCAATGAAATATAATTTAGATTAATATGTTATTTTGCTTCTTAATAGATAAAATAATTCTGCGTAGTTCACACCAGATTCAAGCCCCCTAAAGGATGCTAATCTCCTTACTGCATCCAATGATATCAGTGAGTTCTCTACATTTGACATTTGAGACTCATGCTTACCAAGTATTGATATCTTTCTCTCAAGATGTTTACTTATATCTACATAAATAGATCCAGATGATTGACTCCATGATCCTGAATCCCCCCAGCCAGCAGGTGGATACTCATATGCTATTACAGACTTGGGTGAATCAGCATTTTTTGTGGTCCTGGTGGCTGCGATTGAGCATTCATAAACCCATTTATGCTCCTGATGGAATGAAGGTACAGGGATGAAAATAATATCTGGTTTTATATTTTCAATAAGTAAGTCAATCGCATTTACACATCTACTTTTACTGGATGAACACAAATCAAAATCCTCATTATCATTAATTTTATTTATGATATGAAGAGTCGCCCCGGCTTCGAGCATGGCGTTTGTAAGTTCTTTTTTTCTCGTTTCACTGCTAACATAGATACCATTTCTCACATGCCACTCACCTTTAATTGTTACTACAGCAATGTGAACTTCTATATCATTTTCTACCGCTCTTGACATTGCTCCTCCGCAGCCTAGCTCAGCATCATCTGCGTGCGGGCTTATAATTAACCATTTTTTTGATGTGAAGAAATCAATCATTTAATTAACCCCGCTCATTTTAAATACCACTGCCGGTGTTTTTAATAAAATAAATAGATCGAAATATAAACATCCTTTTTTATAATAAAGAATATCCATTGCAACTCTTCGCTTGTATTTTACCTCATCCCTGCCAGAAACTTGCCATATCCCAGTTATACCCGGCGTGGACTTTTTATAATACTCAATTTTTTTCCGTACTTATCTGCTTCATATTGAGATATAGGCCTTGGGCCAACAAGTGACATGTTTCCAAATAAAACATTAAATAGTTGAGGTAATTCATCTATGCTCGTTTTTCTTATCCATTTTCCAAATTTAGTTACACGTGGGTCATTCTTCATGTGGCCCTTAGTATGTAATTCTTTCAATATATTATTTTGTATCTCTATTGGCAAGGTTGATATGTCTTTCATTGATGTAAATTTATAACAATTAAACATGCATCCATTTAGCCCGATTCTTTTACTCCTATAAATAGGAGGGTGTCCACTTAATGAAATAATTATTGCAACACCAATTAAGACAGGTGAAACCATTAGTATCAGAAGTAGTGATGCACACAAATCGAAAATCCTTTTGCTTTTCATGAATCCCCCCGTGCAATTATATAATGATTCAATATGTTACAAATAAACACATTTATACAATAGTTCTATAAGGCAAATAGATCAATGGTCGAGTAAATGGATTCATGATTTAATCATTTAATGCATTGATAATTATGGGGAAAATTAGGTTTTGGTAATCCCGGCTGATGTGGGAAGGGGGTATTGAGCGAAGTTGCAGAATGCTGGAGAACGGCGCTACCCGGCAGCAGGTGGCTGATGTGACAGGCGTGGACGTGAAAACAATCTACAAGTACCTCCCGGCGACTTGAAGACAAAGATTTCACTACTTTTCCTGATATGTTACGTTTGGCTTGATCAATTCATTCAGCTTTGAAAACAGTTTGGTTTGTTTGTGATGAGTAAGAAAATAATAAGTTTTAGAGATTTTCTAACTATTAACCATAACCTTATGCACATGTCCGATACATGGGCTGATTTGTGGGCGTTGATTTTTTACACACGTTTTAAGTGCGGGAAGGCTGCTGTCACTCCGTTACGATGACATTGATGGTTGTTCGATAATGATACGGGAACCGGGACATCTGAAGGCGCTACGTGTTGAATCAACCCCTCCAGTGGAGGGGATCATTGCTCGTAGAAGAGAACGCTATCCAGAAGATGTTTTTTTATTTCAGAGCCATTCTAACCGTGTGAAGTACCAACGCCGGCCGGTCACTATAATTGCTTTCAACGCCGCTTTACGTCGCGCCGCTAGATCATTACCAGACGTTAACGTAAGCAGTAGTAGCGCGAGAAACATACCGGACTAACCGCCTGTCCAGTCGCGTGTGGCCGATGTGACAGGCGTGGGGGTGAAGACTATTTACAAATATTTGCCAGTACAATACGGCGATAAAAAATCCCCTTGAGCAGGCACACTCAAGGGGAAAATACTACATAACATCATTGCTGTGTGCGTCTTCGCACACCCCTATCTTCTAAGAAGGCGCCCAAAGCTTCCAGATATTTCTGGTCTGAGCAGTTAAAACATTGGATCGGCGGCCTATGTGATAAGAGGGGGTGAAGACGATTTATAAATATTTTCCAGCCGGTTAAGTTTGCTCACCTGCGAACCGTATGCAAGAGATCGCAGGTGAACAATTTGCTATGAAGGCATTGCCATAGCTGAAAAATTTTAACCTCGCATTGTTCGCAAAACCATCAAACAGCTAAGGCCTGAAAACACTTTCAGACTAACCTTACTCGTTACATCAATGTGTTACGTCAATGGCGTAAATTGATAGCCAGAGCCTATATTGATATGTCGCCCTGTTAAAACTACTGTATATAAAAACAGTGTTAATCTGAGCGAGTCAATTATGCAGTTTTACACGCCCGTTGAGTTACGTGAGATCATGCTGATCCCGTTGTACAGTGACCTTGTGCAATGTGGTTTTCCAAGCCCTGCACAGGATTACGTTGAGCAACGCATCGATCTGAACGAGTTGCTCGTTAACCACCCCAGTGCGACGTATTTTGTCAAAGCCGCCGGCGACAGCATGAAGGATGCCGGCATAGGAGAAGGTGATCTTCTTGTTGTGGATAGCTCAAGGACAGCAGTTCATGGCGATATCGTTATCGCTGCAGTGGATGGGGAATTCACCGTTAAGAAGCTGCAGCTGCATCCGCGGGTTCAGCTTAACCCAATGAACCCTGCATATTCGCCGATAGTCGTGGGTAGCGAGGATACTCTCGATGTGTTCGGGGTCGTAACTTACATCATCAAATCGGCTGGCTGAGATGTTTGCACTTTGCGATGTGAACTCATTTTACGCATCGTGTGAGACGGTGTTTCGTCCTGACCTGAAAGGGCGGCCAGTAGTCGTCCTTTCCAATAACGACGGTTGTGTGATTGCTCGTTCCGCTGAGGCGAAGCCCTTCGTCATAATGGGGGAGCCGTACTTCAAACAAAAGGACATGTTTCGCCGGCACGGCATTATCGCGTTTAGTAGCAACTATGAGCTCTATGCCGATATGTCCAACCGAGTGATGACAACGCTGGAGGAACTCTCTCCACGCTGCGAAATTTACAGTATTGATGAGGCATTTTGCGACCTGACAGGAGTTCGGAATTGTCGCGACCTTACCGACTTTGGCAGGGAAATTCGCGAGACGGTTCTGCGCAGGACGCACCTCACGGTCGGTGTCGGCATAGCCCAGACTAAAACCCTAGCAAAGCTGGCCAATCACGCGGCGAAACAGTGGCAGCGACAGACCGGAGGAGTGGTGGATCTGTCTAATCTTGAAAGGCAGAGGAAGTTGATGGCTTTGCTGCCGGTGGATGAGGTCTGGGGCGTCGGGCGCCGTATTAGTAAAAAGCTGGAGGCCATGGGGATTAAAACGGTACTGCAACTGGCGGATACCGATATCCGTTTTATCCGGAAGCATTTTAATGTGGTTCTGGAGCGAACTGTGCGGGAGCTGCGCGGAGAGCCATGTCTCGGTCTTGAGGAGTTCGCGCCGGTAAAGCAGGAGATTGTCTGTAGTCGCAGCTTTGGGCAGCGGATTTCCACCTACGAAGAGATGCGCCTGGCGATATGCAGCTACGCCTCACGTGCAGCGGAGAAACTCCGTGGTGAGCATCAGTACTGCCGCTTTATCTCAGCATTCGTTAAAACCAGCCCCTTTGCGCTGAATGAACCGTATTACGGGAACAGTGCATCGGTAAAGCTGCTAACGCCGACCCAGGACAGCCGGGACATCATCACCGCGGCGACAAAATGTCTCGATGTAATCTGGCGAGACGGGCATCGTTACCAGAAAGCAGGAGTAATGCTGGGAGATTTCTACAGCCAGGGCGTAGCGCAGCTCAACCTGTTTGATGCCAACGCGCCACGGAAGAACAGTGAAAAGCTTATGGAAGTTCTCGACCATCTCAACGCGAAGGACGGAAGGGGAACGCTGTATTTTGCAGGGCAGGGGATCCAGACTGCCTGGCAGATGAAGCGTGAAATGCTTTCTCCGAGATATACAACGCGTATTCAAGATGTGCTAGTTGTAAAATGATAGGAGTTAGTATGTAATAACACCTTGATAATATCTTATGGCTAACTTAAGTGAGGTGTCATGTATATGGCAAAGATAGGGCGAAATGATTCATGCTGGTGTGGGTCAGGAAAGAAATATAAAAAATGTCACTTGGGAAGAGAAAAGGAAAAAAATATAGATCGAGGCGATGCTAATTCAGTTCTTAAACTATTTACAAATGTAAGTAAGTGTAGTGTTCCTGATGATTTAAAACACGAATGTGAGCGCAAGATCGTTAAGGCTCATACATTATCAAAATCAAATAGTCTAAAGGAAATCGCAAAGAATGGTCATGTATTAGGAACAAGTAAAGGTTTTGATGCATTTGAAAGGCATAATGGTGTGCTTAGTTTTGATAAAATAGGAATTAACAAAGCATCAACTTTCACAGGATTCTGTTCTTATCATGATAAAATGCTTTTTTCCTGCATTGAGGATGAAGAGTTTATAGCAAATAACAAGCAATGCACTATGCTTGCTTACAGGCCTTTGATGAGAGAATTCTATGTTAAAGAGGCAAATCTAAAAGTTTTAGAGGCAAGCAGGATATTCGATAGAGGATGGGACTTCCAGGCTCAGTTGGCATGGGCAAGACAAGTGAATGAGAATATTGAAGGTACAATATTAAGTTTAAAGGATTTGAGTTATATTAAGGATGAAATTGAGTCGTCAATCAAAGATAATACATTTAGTGCATTAAAGCATTTAATTATAAAACTTGAGGAACCCCCAAAAGTAATGGCATGTGGCATTTATGCCCCAATTGTTGATATTCTAGGTAACGAAATTCAAGAAATAACAAAAGAAGACGCGAGACCTGAATATATAATCACAAATGTTTTAGCTTTAGATGGTAATGGTTACGTGATTTTTTCATGGTTACCAGAAGATAATAACGTAATTCAAAAGTTTATTGCATCTATTAAGAAATGCTCCAGACATCTCTTAGGTGACAAACTTACAAATCATATCCTTTCATTTATGGAGAATGTTTTTGCATCAGAGGAGTGGTGGGACTCTCAGGGGGATAAACAGGGATATATAAATGAGTTATTGATGCAGGGAGTAAGAATGCATGTTTATGATTTAGGACTTATTTCTCATGATTATAATAACTACAATGCTATAACAGTAAATGAAATAATTGAAATTTAATTAAAGAATGTTTAATTTATATTTTTTAATAGTTCAGCGTATTGATTTTTCACATTACCAACTGCGCTTGAAACAGGGTGCCAAGTAAAATGGTCGGTTGGCACGGCGCCGTCGACGGCTATCTCCTCAGCCTCTTTCCCTCCTATATCCTGTCTCATCCATTCCCTGGCTGCTTCTGGTGACAACACCAGCGGCCGGCGGTCGTGAATATCTACGAGCCCTTGATCTGCTGCGGCGGTCACTATCAAAAACCCTTCGGCTTCGTCGCCGCGCTCAAAAGGCACGCTACCGATCGCCGCCATGAAGATTGGCTGGCCGTCGGCGCGATGAATAAAGTAAGGCTGCTTCTTGTCTCCTTCGCGCTTCCATTCAAACCAGCCATCGGCAAAACATATCGCACGACCGTGCTGCCACAGAGGTTTAAACTCACTGCTGTTGGCTGCGGTCTCAACCCTGGCATTAATCAACGGTGGTTTATCCCACCACCCGGGTGCGTAACCCCAGTGAACCGGATCGAGGTGCAGCTGTTCGTCTCGTTCGCTCAGGAGCAAAACTTTAGTCCCCGGCGCCACGTTATAACGCCCAATCGGCTCAGGGTCGTATGCGATGTCGCGCTCGGCTTCATCCGCTAGGTATGCCAGATATTCTTCATGGGTTTGGGATTGAGCAAATCGTCCGCACATGGTTACCTCCAGTCTTCAGACTGAAAGTATAGAAGGTGTGGAGGAAACGTAGGAGGGGAACTCCGACAGCCATCTAACTGATGACTGTCGGAGATGACGTCAAAAACAATGTGTACAAAAATTGTGTATTAAAATCAGGAAAAATTGCACAATTTAAAAGTTTAACTCATTGTTTTTAATTGACAAAAATAATTATTTTGTAGGTGCTATCGTAGGGCATACCATTCCTTATGTTTCAGTGGGTTAGCCATGGCACCGAGAATATCGGAAATCACGTTGACAATAATCACCAGCGCGCCAATCACCATCACTCCGGCGGAGATCGCCGCGTAGTCCTGCTGGCGAATAGCGTTGATCAGCCAGCGGCCTAGTCCAGGCCAGCTGAACACCATCTCAGTGATCATCGCCAGGGTGAGCATGGTGGAAAACTGCAGGCCGAGACGCGGGATCACCGGCGGCAGGGCGTTGTGCAGCACATGGCGCAGTAGAATTTTGCGTCGCGACACGCCGCGGGTGGCGGCCGCTTTTACATAGTTAGTGTCATACACCTCGCTGGTGCTAATGCGCATCAGGCGGATCACTTCAGTGGTGGGGGCGACCGCCAGGGTCAATACCGGCAGCACCATATGCCGGGCGGCGCTGACGATCATCTCATGGCGCCACGGCGAGTCCGAAAGCCAGGCGTCGATCAGCGCGAAACCGGTGACATTTTTCACCTCATACAGCAGATCGAAGCGACCGGAGACCGGAAGCCAGCCGAGGGTCAGGGAAAAGAAGAGGGTCAGGAGCAGCGCCAGCCAGAAGACCGGGATCGAGAAACCGACCAGCGCAACGGCGCTGATCAGGGTATCGGGCCATTTATTGCGCATTACGCCGGCGATCATCCCCACCGGAATGCCTATCAGCAGGGCAAAGCCGAAGGCGAGGATGCACAGCTCCATGGTCGCCGGGAAAACCTCGCGCAACTGCTCAGAAATCAGCTGGCCGTTAATGCTGGAGACGCCGAAATCCCAGTGCAGCACCCCTTCAAACCAGAACAGCCACGCATTCCACAGAGAAGCGCCCTGCAGTGGGGCATGAGGGGTGAAATAGCTCAGGCTGAAACCGACAAAGGTCAGAAAAAGAGGGTGATCAGCAGCAGCAGCAGGCGGCGCAGGGTAAAAATAATCATGGCTTTTTCACCTCTTCGGTATTTTCCCGCGATACGCCAGCGAACGAAGCGTTACCGAAAGGGCTGAGCACCAGGCCTTTCATATCATAGCGGTAGGCCTGCAGCCGCAGCGACGAGGCCAGCGGCAGGACCGGCAGTTCGCGGGCGAGGATCCGCTGCGCCTCTTTGTAAGCGTCCATCCGCGAGGAGAGCTGCTGCGAGAGCAGCGCTTTTTGCAGCACGTCGTCAAACTCCCGGTTACACCAGTGGGCAAAGTTGGTTTGCGAGGCGATGGCCGCGCAGCTCAGCAGCGGTCGGAAGAAACTGTCCGGATCGTTACTGTCCGTCGCCCAGCCGGAGAGCGTCAGGTCGTGGCTCATATCCATCAGGCGCGCCTCCTGGAAACGTCCCTCTACCGGCACAATAATCACCTTAACGCCAATCTGCGCCATATCCGCCTGGATAAGCTCCGCCGTTTTCAGCGGGCTGGGATTCCACGCCTGCGAGCTGGTGGGCACCCACAGCTTGAGGGTCAGGTTTTCCAGCCCCAGGGCTTTCAGGCGGGCGCGGGCCTCCTGCGGATTATATTCGGTAATTTTAGCGTCATTATCGTAGGCCCACGAGGCCCGCGGCAGCATGGACGCCGCCGTCTCCGCGGTGCCATAGTAGATAGACTGCATCAGGCGCTGGTTGTTAATCGCCAGCGCCAGGGCATGGCGCACCTCAGGGTTATCCAGCGGCGGCTTGGCGGTGTTGAAGGCCAGCCAGGCGATGTTCATTCCCGGGCGCAGCGTCAGGCGC